TCATTTTCCCTTTCCGGCACGGATAGGCGAACGTAGGCGCAACACGGCACCGGAATCCGTGGAATTCCCGGGGAGTTTGTTCCCTTTGCGTTTACGGCTCGGCAGCAGATCAGCCCGCGTGCTTTCCTCCGAAACCACCACATGCTCATATCTGGCGACCGACTTGGCGTCTTTCCACCGACCAGTGCTGACCAGCCCGCGCGTGTCGATCTTTCCGTAACGGCGCATCCATGTCGCCCAGGTGTGGCAAAAGACATGGAAGGTTACGAAATCCAGATCAGGGCCGGCCGCTTTCTTCACCTTCGCCATGAGGCTGTAGAGCCGGCCATTCTTGCGGAAGCGGAACACCTTCTGTTGTCCGCGCTCCATGCCGTCGGGATGGTTCGCAAGCGACGCCACCAGTTCGGGCGGCAGATATACGCCGCGCGGCAGTTCGTTCTTAGTCTCTTCGAGATAGGCGAATGATTCCGCTAACGTCACTCGGTTGCACGTGAGGTTCAGCGCGTCACCAAGCCGACAGCCGGTGTAGCAGAGGAATTGCAGGAAGATCGAGAATTCAAGGTCGGTCTCGTCAGCGGCGTCGAATAGGCGGTAAGCCTGGTCGGGCTGGCACCAGTCAATCCGCTGCTTGCCCTGCGAACCTTTTGGACGCTTCAGGCGCTTCTCTAGGCCCGCGTGCTTCAAGATGGCCGAGACTGGCGTGTAGACTTGTCTATTGCGCGTAGCTGGTGGCGCCAGTGGGTACAGCGAGGCGGCGGCGTCATCGATCCGCGCCTGGTCGATATCCTTCAGAAGCGTTTCGCCGAAGTGGGTGATTAGCCCGGGCTTCCATTGCCCCGTCTTTTCATCGAACTCGCCGATGAATCGGCGCTCGCCGCCGGCATTCATGTAAGAAATCGCCGCGCTGAGAAACGTCGGCTCCTGCTTCAGCTGCCGTCTGGATTGAAGCTCACCACATTCGATCGCCTCCCGCTTGCTTTTGAGGAAGCCGGCTGCGACTGATTTGACAGGAGTTCCCGTGCTTTCGTCCACATATTGTCCGAGGTACGTACCCCGGATGTAGTAGTTGGGCGTCTTCCCCGGCTTTGGCGGGATGAGCTTAAGCGGCATTGTTCTTCCTCACGAAGTCCCCGGCGGATTGCCTCGATGTCCGTTTCGGTAAATAGCTTGCGCCTACCATTCGGATAATAGAAGGGGTGCCGCTTGAGGATATCTTGGAAAGCTCGGCGGGAAACCCGCAGTTCGGTAGCAGCCTCTTCTAGGGTGAGAGCGCGCGTCATGGTCAATAATCCAGATCGTAGCGTATCGGCATGGTGATGGCCGCCAAGTCCGTTTGAAACTCAGGATGCCGTTTGAGCAGATGTAGGTCTCGGAGAAGGGAGCCGGCGGCCTCAAACCATTCGCCCGACACGTTGAGGTCGGAATATATCTCGTGAAGCCGCCCCTCGTCCTCCTCGGAGCCGGGCCGGCAGCCGATGAACTCCAGACGATCAGGGGAAGAGGTCTGGAGTTTTATCAGGCGTGACTTTTGGTTGGTGGAGTAGCCGATCTTAATTCGACCGTTGAGGCGTATGAAATAGACGAATCCGGTCCCAAAGCTCGACCAGGAAAGATCCTCGCTGTCATCCCTCATCACGTCGCTAAGAAGCGGGGGCGTCGTGAAGTTCTTGCTATCCTCATCAAAATAGTCTGGATATGACGGCGCCTCTGCCGGCCAGCCCATGGAGAATTCATCAATTCGAGCATATTCGCAGAGTTTGACCGTGTGGAACTCGTCAACATAGTCGGATAGGGCGACCTCGCCCAAGATTGGCCGTACCGCGACGAAGCAAACGAGTTGTCGGTCCTCAATCGCGCGAACGACGTAAAGGTCTCGCGTCACGACGGCTTCTCCCCTGTGTTGGTGGGGGCGATCTCGCCAGTTCGCGAATTGATGACGCCATTTGCGCAAGCTCGCCAGAGCAGGACATCGACGGTGGCGGCGCGGTAGCCGGTCGCCTTTGCCAAGCGTTCGCAGAGGGCCTGCGCAGTTGTCCCCTCGCGATCGGCGAGGCGCTGGAGATGCACATCCGGCTTGGCGACATCAGCACCGAAGTTCTTGGCGAGATGGTATTTGGTGATGTTCCCGATCCACGGGAGCGACGCGCAAAATTCAAGCTTGTCCTCGGCGGCATGGTAGCGAGCGATTAGATCGACGCGGCCATTCCAGATGTCATTGATGGCGGAAGCCTTGCCAAGGTGGCCGAAAACGTTCCGGGCATTGCCGCCTCGGTAAAGCTCATCCCGACACTTTTCGAAGATTCGCCTCGCCACTGTGTTTTTCATGCCTGAATTGCAGATGACGAAAATCGCCTCTAAAGCGAAGTCGTCCGGGTCGGTTGGCTCCGTCAGTCCTTCCGACCATTCGATATCGTCTTGCCCTTGCTCGCCGAGCAGCATGACGATCTGGTTGAAATCAGCGGTCTCGATCCGGCTCATTCGCCGTCCTTCTGCTTCGATGAGGAGAGGGAAGCGGCGCGGATAGTAGCCTCGATAGCCTTGCGGGCGTCATACCTACCACGTGCTTCTGTCAGTTTCATCGCGCCTGCTCCCTCTTTGCTGCGAGGGAGAGGGCGGCGTCGATAGCATCATTGGTTTCTACCCACGCAGACGTGAATTCGTTGTGGTCCATTTCATCCGGAACCATCAGGCCGATGGGGTCTGTATCAACGATGAAGCGGCGCAGAAATTCTTGAGCGATCCGGAGCGCCTTCATCGGCGAAGCGTTCATCGGCTGAGCGGGCTCGCGCAATGCATTGGTGGCGGTCTCGCGGGCTGCATCAATGATGCGAAGAAGATCTTCGTAGCTCTCGCCTTCTTCCGCAATCGTCAGGGCCGCAATGACGCGGCAGGCCTCTATCGTTCCGTCGCTGTCCAGCGCCTCCCGTACCCCCGCATCGGCGGCAGCGGGGCGGGAGTAGAGCGCGCGGGCAAGCTTCGATACTTGGTCGCGGTCGATCCCCTTTTCTTCGTTGGCGAACTGCTGGAGCCACACATACGCTTCAGATGGCGATCGCCAAGCAACCGCCTCCCCCTCGACAGCGTTTTGGGACGCGAGGGCGGCGAGACGACCTGAGCCGCCACACTTGCCGCAAACCGTTCTGGCAAGAGTAAGGCGAGCGCCGCCCTTATCCTTGAAACCCGCTCCATCGCATTCGGAGCAGTCCCCATCCACCGCCGCTGCCTTAACTGGCGGGGATGTCAATGCCGCTAAAGCATCTGCGGCTTCATCGCAAAGCGCTCGCATTTGCCGGCACCATTCCGGGAAGTCCATCGACGTGTCGTCGTTGCGCAGCCGCTTGATCAGATCGTTCACAACGGGCGCTGCCTTAACTGGCGGGGCGGCTTCGGCGGCAGCCACCTTGGCGACTAATTCCCGCGCTTCGAATATGCGCTTCTTGTCAGCGCCCTTGGCAAACACCGGGTTATCGGCGGCGATCCTCCCTACGAATGCAAGCAGATCTGGGTCGTTCACCACCGGCACGGCTGGCGCTTCGGTAAGTGAGGCGAGGGCTTCTAGCGTGTTGGCGACAACATCAAGAAATGCCGCTTCCTCAACGGCGTCTCGCGGTTCGTAGTCTTGCGGCTCCCGCCAGCTTGCGGCCTCGGCGCGCACCATGCCGATCAGTTCTTTAACGGCCTCTAAGCTCGTCAGCGCCTCCGCCTGGTTCTCTGGCTGCGTCATGGGGATACCACGTTGATCTTGTCGGGATGAACCTTCTCGGCCAGTTCTGAAATCGGATCGATGCGCTCATGCTCGGCGATATTGAGCGTCGGTACGGTGATCGTCTCGCCGTAGCGGGATGTCCAGGTCGCCAGCCATTCGCTCCAATTGGTCTCATTGACCTGTTCGGCTTCGGCGACCGCTTCGGCCAATTCCGAGTGAAGGGCCAGGATGACCGGTTCGGCCTCACGCCCAACGCGCGGCAATTGGTGGGTAAACAGACTTTCGCCGCTCATGAAGTTCAGGACTTCATAGACGCCGCCGACGTCTCCTAACAGCCGCCCTGTGACGACCGAAAGAACTGCGAATGTCGGAAATGCTTTAGTCGTCATCTGGTTTGCTCCTTCGTGATAAACATCGCCCTCGGTGCCAGTGCCCGCTTGGTGGCGGGACGGGGTTCCTTGGGGCGGGCTGGCGATTTTGGCTTTCGGTCGCGTCTTCATGCCCATGAGGGATTGCGCGACGGTTTTGGCTGCGGTCGGTGTGTCTCGATTCCGCGTTTTCCAGTCGTGACATTTTGGACAAACAGCTCGGCAGTTCTCGAGACTGTTGTCCTTCGAGTTTGCATCCAGGATCAGGTGATCGTATTGGACTCCATAGGCGAGGTCGCGGGTGCAGCGCTCGCCGTCAGGAAGCCCGTACCAGGTGCCTACGGCTTCACAGACCTTGCCGGAGCGGGCCAGCGCCGCCTTGCGGGTCTTCGACAGGAACTCCTTCCGGTCGGCCATGTCAGCGCCGCTCCACCGAAGCCCTGAGCGACGCATTCGTGGCCTGCATCAGATCCCCGTCGAGATATCGGAACGCGCGGTGCTTGGCCTTCCTGAACTGACGCTGCGCTATGATCGCGGCGCGTTGCTGCTCCGCGGCCTTGATGAGACGTGCGGCGCGCTTTCGGGCGAGGAAGGCGAACCATGAGGCGAGCGGGTTCATTGGATCACCTTCGTGCGCTTCCATTTGCCGCCGCCGTAGACGTGCGTCCCTGACTTGCGAGCCTTCTGCAGTATGCGATCGGCTGCCCGATCTGATACGTCGAACGGGCAACCGCATCGGCAAAGCGCAGTCTGAAACTCGCCGAAAGTGAACAAGCGATCTGGCGGAAACCACCGAAGCGCCTTATCGATGACCTCCTGCTTGATTTCTGTGCCAAGTACATTCATGCCGCTCATGCTGTGACATCCTTCGCTTCGCACCCAGCAATCCCCGCGATCAGCGCCAGCGTGTCAGCCGCGCTCGCCTCGCCGAAACAGACCAGTTTGCATTTCGAGTTGATGGAATTGGCCTTGGCGCGCGCCGCCTGGCTGATACCGGCTGGCGTCAGGTTGTCGCGGATGCCGGCCATTTGGTTCTTGAGCACGTCCTGCTCACCGACGCCGGTTGCGGCCCACAACATGTGCGCGGTCTGCTTGAGCCAGTCGCGATCTTCGGCAGATAGTTCGGAGGAGGAAGCTGCCTGCTCACCATGAGCGGGCTTGTCCGGTTCGGATGATTCCGGTGCTTCCTCCTCCGCAGGCCCGCCGCTGGCAGGCTCTGGATTGTCGGCAGCGACGGCTTGTGGATCGGGGGACACAGGGGCGCCGTCGCTGCCTTCACCATTCGACGGGGGTGCATCGGATGGTGTCTCTTGTTCGTTTCCCGCCTCGTCAGACAGCGCGGCCGTTTCCCGAAGCACATGGCCGTGGTCGAAGCCTTCGCGCGCTGGCGCGTCTGCCTGGCGCTCCTGCAACCTCGACATGACCGAGGGTGTGACGTCCTTCGCATTGGTCGGGCCTTGGTGCTCGAGCTCGTCGCGGTCATAGACGCCGAGGATGACTTCCGGGCAATGCCGGCGCGCCCAAGATCGTGCGGCGAAGTATCCGAGCTGCTGCCGCGGGTCGGACTTCCACAGTGGCGAGTTCTTGACGAGGATCGATCCGATCGGGGGAGTCTCGTATTCGCACTCCTGGCCGTCGAGAACGCCTGTCACGCGGCAGGCGAGATCATTTCCCTCGCCGATGTATTCGTACCGGAGCCTGCCCTTGATGCCCGACCGGGTATTGACGACCGCCGCGATCAGTTGCGCCTCATAGGCAATTCGGCCGCTGACTGCGTAGGATTTAGATGCAACGGCGAAGGGGGACATCTGCCACTCCAACGCCTGCAGCGCGACGGCCATGCATGCGCCAGCGTTTCCGCGAAGATGCTGGGGAAGCGCAATATCAGCTCGGCACATCACTTCAGCAAACCGGATCACCTCGCCAAGGTTCTGCGGCGCGATGCTGGTGCCGCCGGCGCCGACGGCAAAGCCGATCTCTTTGGTCGATGTGTTCTCGGTCGGGACAAGCTGGTTCATCACGCTGCCTTTGCGGAAAGATCGGTTTCGATGCGGGTCCGGCCCCATGCCGGCATTTCGACGTAGGAGATGTGCTGGTCCGGCCCGTCGAAGCCGGGCCACTCATTGCGCTTGATGCAGTCGGCGAGGATCTTCAGCCCTTGCATCGCCTGGCGCTCGCCGAGGTCGATGTCGGTGTCCTTCAACTGCATGATCCGCACATCGTAGGGCGGAGCCTTCTCGACGAAGGCGAAAGTGAAGGACGTGAATGCGTCGGGCCCCAAGACTTCGCGGACGACCATGCGCGTGAAGCCGGCCTGGACGTGGTAGCCGTGGGCATAGATCGCCTTGGACAGGCTTTCGTCATCGACCGATGCGGCCGTCTTCAAGTCGACGAAATCGCCGCTCGAGTTCGGGATGACGTCAGGCCGGCTCTTGAGCCAGACGCCGGCGCGCTTGGTGAAGATTGACCGCTCGATCCGACCGTTTAGGATGCCGAGCCGTACCGCTTCCTTGGCGGAGAGCGCGGCCGCCATGTGGCGGATGTGGCCGATATCGGTATCGGTGATGAGCGTCTTGCCGGCGGTGACATTCTTCGCCAGCCATTCCTTGCAGACTGCGGAGTTGCCGTTCCACGGCTTGAACTCTCCGGTCTTGGCATCGGGATAGGAGTTCGGCCGCAGCACATAGGTCTCGGCGAAACCCTTCTCCCCCAACAGGAGCATGTGCGCAGCCTTGCCGAAGTCCAGTGCCGGTCGGCTCTCTAGCTCCTCGGCGTTCGGGTTATAGGGGCTGGTCCACCAGTATTCGAGCGGGCGCCGCAGGATAGCGCGCAAGCCGCTGGACGAGATCGAGAAGCCATCGAATAAGGTGACGTCGCGGTGATACCGTTCGATGTCGATCCCTGCATAGACGCCCGGCTCTTGTATCTGACCTCCAGCATAGACGCGATCGCCCGCGGCCTTGCTGACGATCCCTTCGGTTACTGCTCCGATGCTTTGGAATTCATCCTTGTCGATGTCGGGCCGCTTGTTCATCGGACGAACTTTCCACGATAGAGATCAGATGCGATGCGGATGTAGCGACGGCGCACGATGTTGATTTCGTCGAGTGGCGGGCCGGAGCCGGTCGACTTGGCAAATGCGGCCTCGTCGACCATGCGCTGGAGGATTTCCAACTGCTCGAGCGGCGGTTTGCCTTCGATGGCATTCGCCGCGGCTTCCGAGAAGAACACCTCGAAATCGCCAAGCCTGGTCGCGGCCGCGATCATGGCGGTCATATGGTCTGTCACCGATCCCTCCTGCAGTCGCGTTTGGCTCTCATGAGGAGTTCAGGCTCATCGCGCCATGATCCTTCGCGGGCATAGGCTGCTGACAGCGCGCGAGCCGCGGCCATGTTCAGCGGCACGATCCGGGAGAGGGCGCCACGCCTCAGGAACTGACGGCGCTCATAGGCAGCATCGACTGCCCGGCCGATATCGACGCCGGCATTGAGCGCATATGGCAAACTGCTGTCGATGGCGTTGCTATAGTTCGCCGTGCTCCAGTAGGCCGCGCGGTCGCCACAGATGGCGTCCAGGGCCTTCTCCCGCATGATGGTGTCTTCGTTGCCATAGATGGCAATCGCGTCGTCCAGGGCTCGCTTGGCGGCCAGCGGCGTATCGAGGAGATAGGCCTGACTTGCTGCGGATGGGCTGGTGTGCGCTGTCATCGTGTCGTACCTCACCGTGCGGTGCTGTTAGGATGTGGCTTTGGCAATGATGGCGAGCGTGGTGCGCAGTTTGTCGGCAAGAGACGGCATCGGAAGATCTGCCGATCGGGAAGGGCTAACGGCGAAGGATGGCACAAGCACTTGATCGCCAGCCCTGCCGTGACGGCGAGAAGGAAGCAGAGCATCCTTTTGCAATTCGACGCGAACACGCTTCGGTGTGTGCCCGACGACCTTGACTGGAACATCAACACGTCCAGCCCAGTCGTTCATGGTCAGAATGGCATTTGACCCGATCTCAAGCTTGCTCTGCGTCACTGTCCGTCTCCTTTGGCTCTTGAAATTGCAACGCGAGCTTCATCAACAGTCCCAAATGACCCAAGGTAGCGCACGCTGCCGTTTATTCTTGCTTGTACTTTGAACCTTCCACGTCTCGGGTATATGCCGATCGGATAGGGGCGCTTCGCAATCTCTCTATTCCGCACATTCTGTAAGCGTGTCGCCTCGCGTAAATTGGAAATCGCGTTGTTGGCTTTATTTCGATCAATGTGGTCAATCTCTTCAATCGGATCGCGGCCAGTTACCATCTTCCAAACAATTCGATGAGCACCGAAACAATCCACACTGCCATCGATCCATATTCTTACTCGCCTATAGCCATTCGCGTAGACGTTATCGGCCCGCTTCCCTTCGATCCATCGGCGGAAATAGACGAGCGCCCTTTTGCTCCTGAACCAATTGTCGGGGCGGGGCTTCCAGGTGAGGGCTCCCGTCTCTGGATCGAGCGCGAGCAATTCCTTAAGAAGGTCTACGTCCGGAAGTGGCTTTGCGATTAACGGCACAACCTACTCCCCCGCATGCGGTGGTTGTTGGGTGGGGTGGAGGGCGGCGGCAAGATCGTCGGGGTGAATGAACGCCTGCCGGAAGCCATGTGCGTGCTTTCGGAACTTGATGCGTTTTCCTGCCGCAATGTATTCGGCAACAAGGCGCTCATCTTGAGCGGAGAGAACGTCGCACAGGTTAACCCAGCGAACGCCGTCAAATGTGCGGTAGCATTCGGTTTGGGTTTTGTACGTCATCTGCGTATTCTCCTATTTCCCAGATCAGGCCGGAGCCGTCTTGCTTGGGAGGGGTTGGCTCAATGTTCCGGGTTGCAGTGCTTTTCGCAGTTGCAGTATGGAAAGACGCACGGCCTGATGATCGTGCTCGGCAAATCATCGAAACCAGGTCCATCGTCACTTCCGGTAAAGCAGCCTTCGCAGGTATATTCTGGCTCCTCGAAGCCGCCGCCATTGCTCTTGACGCGCAGACCTTCCGTGGCTCCGCAGTATGGGCATGACGGCATCTGGATTGCCCTTCCGATCATTTCCGGGATTTGCGGGATGACTGCATTTCTGAGGGTGTCAACTCGGTCCACCCGATAGGCAGACCCATCATCCACTCCTCGAAGCTCGCGCAGCGCCACTTCCCAATTTCTGTCCCACGGAACGGATTGCTGCGACCGCCCCATTCGTCCAACCGCCCGCAAGTATGGTTCTTGCCGCCGTTCACCCCGCTCGGGGTAGGCAATAATCCAGAGGCGTTGCCGCTTGTGGGGGGCACCAGCGAAGGAAGCGGGTAGAGGGCCCCACTCCGCATCATACCCCATTGAGGCAAGGTCGCCGAGGACTCGGCCAAGCCCGAGGCGGACAAGACGGGCAACGTTTTCGATGATGGCAATTTCCGGCCCAAGCTCACCGATAAGCCGTGCAAATTCTGACCAGAGGCCGGATCGCTCTCCTTCGATCCCGGCTCCCTTGCCGGCAACGGATATGTCCTGGCAGGGGAAGCCGCCGCAGATGGCGTTAGCGGTAATTCCATCGGCGGCAAGTCTTGCTGCGGTGATTTCGCGAACGTCATGGTAGCAGGGAACCTTTGGCCAGTGTTTCGCCAGGACGCGGCGCGGATACGGGGCGATTTCGCAGAAGGCGGCCGTCTCGTGGCCGGCGCGCTCAAGCCCTAGGCTGAAGGCACCAAGGCCACTGAAAAGATCGATGAAGCGCATCTGTCTGCTCTCCTTGCTGACCATCGGCCCGAGGGCGATGCGTGGGGGTGATGGGGTTCAGGCTTCCGCAGTGATGTGCTTGAGAACCATTTCCCAGAATGCCGATCCGCCCGGAGACCGCGCACCCTTGGCGATGCTTTCATTGCATCGGGCCACCGCCTGTTCGCGCCCACGGATCGTCAGCATCAGCTTTGCCGTCTCGATCGCGTAAGCTTCATCGAAGGCGGTATCACGATCTCTGTGGCGGCTGCGGTGTTCATGTGTCCGTCTCCTGTTGCCGACCAGATCGGCCGTGGCTTCTTCGTGGTCTATGGGGGAGAAGGTACGCGGGACAAATCCCGATGTCAAGGGATGCATCCCGAAAATAATTATGGCAACGGCGGGACAAATCCCCTATAGGGGAGGGATGCCGCAGCATTCCCCGGACAATCAAATAGCTAACGACAATGGGGAAGCCGCCCTTGAGTTTTACGATCAGAGGCGGAAATGGGCCGACTACATCTCAGCGCATCCAAGCGTCAGCGACCGGGCTTTCCGCGTCGGCTGGTGGTTGTCCAGGAAGATGAACGGCAATGACCAGCGGTGCTGGTATTCGGTGCCGACAATCGCCAAGAGGATGAAGAAAAGCGAGCGATATGTCCGCTACGCGCTTCGCGAGCTACAGGACGCAAATGTGTTGCTGGTGATCCCGGAAAAGGGGAAGCCGAACAGCTACCATCTGCACGCGCCTTTCCTCTGACCCCTGCAAGATCGTGCAGCCCTACCCCTGCAAGATCGTGCAGCCGAATATCTAAAGGTAAATCCCTAAAGGGTTTATCTCTGATGATATCAGGCTCCGGAGGGGAGTATGATATCTCTAGCGGAGATGATCAGAAATCGACTGGAGCGTAGGAGCCTATGACGAGGCCCTGAACCCTGGTTTGGGTCAACTCGTCGTCCTCGTATTCAGCGCTGATCTCGATCGGCTTGTGCTTCGCGTTCGAGCTGCGAGGAACCAGGAAGCAGCGCTTTCCGCGGAACTGAACCTCCTTGAGCGTCGTCTCGACCAGATGCGCGTTGGCGATACGTCGCTCGACGTGGACAATCATTCCAGTTTTCAGGGCGAGGCCGGTATCGGCAAAGCTGACGCAAATAGCGTAAGTGCCGTCGGCAAATTTTTGGTTCATCGAGTCGCCAGAGATCCGAAGCGCATATTGGCGCGCTTGCGGATAACGCTTATCCCGCACGACGTTCACCGTCTCGTGTTCTTGGTCTTGATCCTCGAGTGTGATGTCGCGAAATTGCCCCGCCTCCACCACGCCAATAATCGGTAGGCCGACAGTTGGCAAAGTGGAACTGTCTTCTTTGCCGTATAGTAAATATTCTGGACTTGTCCCCAGGGTCGCCGCCAACCGCGACAAGTTTTCAGCGCCTGGTCGTACCGGCCGGCGCTTAAGGTCGCGGATGAAATCCTTGCCCATGCCGGCCTCAACTGACGCCTGAGCCGCAGACTTCCCTGCAGCCTTTAGCAACTCGTCGATTCGTTCGCTCATGGTCTCGTCCATGGTGGGTTGCATCCCATTTTCAGTATTTTTTCGCTATCGGGACATGTCCCTTGACAAAGAGGGATGCGTCCCGCTAAATGGGTGCATGGATCAAATCGCTCCCAGCTCCGAAGACATCCGAAATACGCTGATCGCCAGGGCGGAAGCCTTCTCGGCGAAGCACAAGGTCAGTCTTTCCAGGATTGGCCTTGAGGCCCTCAAGGACAGCAAGTTCCTGGCCGAGGTGAAGGAGGGGCGCAATTTCACCATCGGTTCCTATCAGACGATCATGGACTGGATCGACGCTGCGGAAGCCGAGGCGGAGAAGGCAGCGTGAGCGGCTCCGTCGTCTACCTCACCAGATTGTCCCACGAAGAATACCAGCGCTGGATGTCGGTGAAGTCTCACGTCCTTGGCCAGATGGGCATCAAGGAAACGCAGGTCGCGACGGCTGATAATTTCGTCAGGCTCGCCAACACGCTCTACGAGCTTGACGTCCCGGTCGGCGATTTTCAGTTGGCGATCGATCTGCTTTACGCCGCCATCAATGGGTTGTCCAAAACGGCTCGCCGGAAGCTTCGCAAAAAGAACGTCAACAAGATCGGATACGAATGCAGGCCTCATTCCAACGTGGTCAGGGCCGCCGCTATCAAAGCGGCCAAGGCTAGGAAAGAACAGTCTCCGAAGCGCCAAGCTTCGATAAAAGCATATGATGACAAACACCTCGTCCTCGTCACGAGGGACGGCCAGAAGGTGTTCAACAATGTAAAGCAGCATTCCAGCCCGCAGCAGCGCGACGACTTCTACCGAACCTGGGACTGGCGCACATTGCGCATGAAGGTGCTCAAGCGGTTCGGGCGGCGCTGCATGTGCTGCGGATCGACGCCGGACGACACAGCAGTCAGCGGCGCCAAGATTCGCCTTGTCGTGGATCACATCAAGCCGCTCGCCAATTTCTGGCAACTCCGCTTGGTACCCTCGAACCTGCAGATCCTTTGCGACGAATGCAACATGGGCAAGGGCGCCTGGGACGAGACGGATCATCGGTCGGCGACCGAGAAGATGATCGCCGAGCAGCTTCGGTATGAGATCGACGCCAGCCCGACGGCGATCCGCGGCGGTGCCGCATGAGATCCTGGTCCACCGACATCAAATCCGCCCATCACGGCCGCTACGAGATCAAGCAGCGCCGTGAGGGTGTCGACATACGGGTCTTCGTTCCCGAACGCGTCATCCTGACGACGAAGTGCGGGAAGGTTCTCCAGAGCTATTACGTGCCAGACGAAAAGCGGTGGATGTTCCTCCACCACGGCGAGCAGCCGGTCGCTTGGATGCCCTGGCCAGAACCCTATTCGTTGCAGGGGCCCGCTTCTCAGGCAGCGAGGCCCGACGCTTTGCCCCTCGCGGCGTCGGGCCACCAATTCGAATCCGACGGTCCCAAGTCGCTCCCTGGTGATGCAGCAGCATCGCTTACGCAACCGAGCAACAGCCAGCGACAGGAAAGACCATCGGCTCAGGAGTGTTCTTCCGATCACTCCGGCTGGCAGTTCGGAGATGCTCCCAAGCCCGCCCATATTCGCGCCGAGGTGCAAGCATGAGAAACCTTCGGCTGCTCGACGCATTTCGCGAAGTCCGTGGCGCCATCGAGCATTGGGGATGGGCCGGCGATGAGACCTGCGGGATGTTTCATATCCCGTCGCCGATCGACAAGGCGCTGCTGCGCATCGTGGCGAGTGCAGGGGAAGGCTGGGATCACGTCTCGGTTTCACGGCAGAACCGCTGCCCCAACTGGCCCGAGATGGAACACATCAAGCGCCTGTTCTTCAAGGACGATGAGACGGCGATGCAGCTTCACGTCCCGCCGTCGGATCACATCAGCATTCATCCCTACTGCCTCCACATGTGGCGCCCGCACGGCGTCGAAATTCCTCGGCCGCCATCAATCATGGTCGGCCCAACAGCCGAGGTTGCAGCATGATCGCTCCTGTAATCGCAATCGTCGTCCTGATTGTCGTGGCCGCGTGGCTCGAGGCGATCGTCAACAGCCAGACGATCAGCGAGATCACCCGCGAGCGCGATGCGATCGGCCGGGGGCTGTGATGACCGCTCCGCTTGTCGCCATCATCGTCCTGCTCGACATCGCGGCTCTCCTGGCTGTTGCGCTCTACGCGATCGAGCGCCGGAACAGAGCCATCCGGATCCAGGAAAACGCGCACGACCAAGGGCTGTACGAGTGAGCGCGATGAGGCATTTTGCGGCCCATGTTCCTGTAGCCACGACCGCACGCGCGGAGCGCCTGACGTCCGCCTACACGCTATTCCAGTACGGCATGGACACCGAACAGATCGCCAGGCTGCAGTGGCGCACGGAAGCTTCGGTGCTTCGTGAAATCAACATCGAGCGCAGCCAGCGGATTCGGCGCCGCAATCCATACGAGGCGATCAGCAAATGACCTGGCTCGCCGTCATCGCCTCATTCGCGCTTGGCATGGCCTTGGAACGGGCCAGAGCGCGCTATCGCGTCACGAAGCGTAAGGCCCAGGCGGACGAGCTGCGCTTCGTTCTCGCACTCACCATTCCGCAGTCCGTAGAGGACGCCGTTCGGCGCTCGGGGTGCTGATGAGAAACAGTCATCGTCGTTGGCTGGCCGAAGCCGGCTTCCCTGAAACAAATCCATCTGCCGCGGTTCCGCACGTCCCTGCAAGTTCGATCGGTTCCGCGTCATTGGCCTTCATCCCTGCTTTTGATTTCACGCCGATCTACCCGGTCGGCGTCTCCTTCAACGCTCATCAGAGTATTGAGGGAGTGTCCCATGAACGTGGAAAATTCACCCAAGGACGCGGAAAGGCCAGCCATGCAGCGCGACGCTGACATCGCCGCTTCGCTCCTGGATGACATCATCGGCACGCGCGGGATCCGCGAGCCGGTCAAGTCCATGCTCGAACGTGCATACAGCGAACTGCGCAAGCGTAATCAGGCATGGACCCGGCGGCGCGTCAGAGCCGTTTTCAACAAAGAAGCAAACCGGATCGACTACCGCGAGATCGAGGAAATGCGGGCCGTCGTCCAGGCGAGGAAACAACATGCGGCCTACAGAGAAGAAACCGCCCGTATTGCTCAGATGGCTCTCGTTCGAACGACGGCACGCGATAGCGGTCTGGATCAGGGACAGAGCGGCTGATTGGGCGGAGTGGATCTGCCCCGAGATCGCCGACGAAAATCAACCCGACGGAGAGTGACATGGCGAGACCGAAGAAAAGCGCAGCGCAGGAAGAGGCGAAGGCTGGTCATAACAGCGGCGTGAGCGACGATGATCGCAAAGTCCTGTTCTTCATGGACCGCAACGCATATGTGAAGGCGCTCGCAGCCAAGAAAGCGGCCGATGCCGAACTGAAGAACGTCTGCAAGACGATCAAGGCCGATCTCGGCGCGAACGGTGTGGCCCAGATCAAACTCTATGAACTCTGCCGGACGCCGGAAGGCGAGGCGAAGGTCAAAGCGGAAGAACTGGCGCGCCGCGAAGCGATGCGTTGGGCTGGCATTCCAATCAACACACAGGCCGACCTCTTCGCTGACCTCGCCCCTCTGGATGAGCGGGCATTAGAAGATGGCGAGGAGGCAGGCCTTCGCGGCGACACGCTCGCCAATCCCTATGACGAAAATTCTACCGCTGGCCGACGGTTCGCTGACGGCTGGAAAGCCGGCCAGGCCAAGCTCGGCGAGGGAATCAAGCAGAAGGCTATGGCGACCGCTGATGAGCGCATCGCCGGCTCCGACGAAGACGAGGATCCATTCGGCGAGGAAGACGAGTTCGACGCAGCAGACCCGTCCAAAGTCGCGGCGGAGTAGGACGCGATGCGGATCACTCCACGCAGTTCGAGCGAATGGAAGCAGTCATCTGACGATTTCGACAAGTTTGAGCGCAGCATGGGCCGCAAGGCTAGCGTCATGCTGACGGTCGGCATCGCCTGGATGATCTTCCTTATGGGCGCAATCGGAACCGGGCTGTTCCTACTCGGCCGCTGGACGGGGGTTTGGTAACATCATGAGCCGGGGGGCAAAGTCACTTCTGACACCGAAACAGATCGAGGAGGCCAGCCGGCTAGCTGATGCCGGCTGGACATATGCCCGCATTGGCGAGCGCTTCGGCTGCGCCTACGGGACGATACGGCTGGTGCTCGACGCCGATTATGCCGTCAATCGTCGCCTCGGTGCGCGCGAGACGCGCCAGCGACGCTACAAGCCGGAGAAGCGGGTTTCCAAAACCGCGCGAGAGAACGCCACGGCGGTCAGCGTCAAGGAAGATGCGGCGGCAAGGCTGGCGGAGATTCCGCCTGACACGAGGTCGCTGACGGCTCGCATGTTCGGCGATCCGATCCCGGGCGATCCGCGGCGCGCGAGGTTGCGCGCATGACCCGCCGCAATCTCTACTCACTCCCCGCCGCGATCACCGTTGCCGGCCTACTGGCTGGTATCGTGCTAGTCGGCCTGCATGGCGTCGCCTATCCGCACCAGGCGCCGACGGGCTGGCAATACCCCTTCGCCTGCTGCGCCAGCTTCGATTGCAAGCAGGTCCAGTCGAGCGAGGTCATCGAAGGCGCGCGCGGCTATGAAATCCGCTCCACCGGAGAACTGATCCCGATGAGCGACAAGCGGGTGCGGCAATCGCCTGACGGTGAATTCCATTGGTGCGCGCATCAGGCCGGGCTCGATGCCGGCAAGACGATTTGTCTGTTTGTGCCGGATCGGGGGTATTGATGATTATCAAGGTGCAGTCAGTGGCATCGACGCCTAAAGTTCAAGATGCGCCGGCAGCCTCACGGGGTGTGGTCGACGTGATCACCACGCAGCTGCCTGGTATGATCAAGGCCGCCGCACAGAAGCTTGCAAGCGCCGCCGACGCTGGCGCGGTCCTCGACGCCAGGGACAGCGCAGCATTGGCCTACGACGCATCCAAGCGAGCCGCGCGCATGGCCAAGGCCAAAGGCGCTCACGACCAGGTGGTTGCCGCCGCACATCGAGCGCAAGCTGACGCGCTTGAAATCGAAGCGGCGGCAAAGCGCCGGCTCGCCGACGAATATGATGGCGCCCAAGAGCGCGGCGAGGTCCAGAAGGCCGGCGGAAATCGCAAGATCAAAATTCCGGACGGGAATAATGGTCCAGCTACCGCCTCAGACATTGGAATTCCAAGCAAAGAGATCCACGACGCGCGCCAAATCCGCGACGCTATCGTGGCGAATCCATCGATCGTTCGCGAGGCCCTGGACGACATCCTCGCCAAGGGCGACGAGCCGACACGGACAGCGCTGAAGAAAGCAATCGCGCCGGCCACAAAGACCGTGCGCGCCGAAGAGCAGGCGGCGAAGAAAGAGCGACGCGCCGAGCGTGAAACCATCTTGGCAGAAAAGATCAGGGCTCTGCCGGACGAACGCTTCGGCGTCATCGTCGCTGATCCGGAATGGGAATGGACGTCATACTCGGCCGAGACCGGCATGGATCGCGCGGCCGCCAACCACTATCCGACATCACCGACAGAGGCCATCGCGCAACGCGACGTCGGATCGATTGCGGCCGAAGATTGCGTGCTGTTCCTCTGGGCAACGGCGCCGCGGCTTCCTGATGCGCTGAAGGTAATGGAGTCATGGGGTTTCACCTACAAGACGCACGCGATCTGGTTCAAGCAGCGGGCCGGTGACGGACGAGGAACCGGCTATTGGTTCCTTGGCGAACACGAACTGCTTCTGGTCGGCACTAAGGGCGATGTCGTGCCGCCAGCGATGGGGACGCAATTCCGGTCCGTCTTCCAAGCGCCGGTCGGCGAGCATTCCGAAAAGCCAGATCTCGCACTCGAGATGATCGAGGCATATTTTCCGAACCTGCCAAAGATCGAATTGAACCGTCGCGGCCCGGCTCGCCAAGGCTGGTCGGCGTGGGGAAACGAAGTCGGGGAGGCGGCATAGATGGCGCTCATCCTCGCCCTGGACCCTTCGACCGAATTCGGCTGGGCACTGCATCGACTTGTTGATGAGAAGCCAGTCGTCGACTGCGGCACATGGGAATTGAAGACGGCCGACGAAAAGCGGACGAAGCGATCCGCTCGGCCTGGGCAGTATTTCGCTCGAACACTCAAGGCCGTGACCGAGCTACGACGTCGGTTCGAAATCTATGACGATGAGATCCAGATCGTCATCGAAAACAAATCGCTCAATGCGATCGGCAATGCCGAGACCAAGCACCTCGCCGAATCCTGGGTCGGGCAATTCGAGACTTATGCCGAAGTACGCGGCTGGCCGGCGCCGCTCGCCGTCGGCGTCAATTCGTGGCGCTCGGCGTTCATAGGCCGGTCCATGGCGCCGAAGGAAATCACCGATTATCGGGACCGCCAGAAGTGGATCAAGGAATCGACCATCCGCGAATGCAAGCGCCGCGGTCTCAATCCAGAAGATGCCAACGCCGCCGATGCCTGCGGGATCCTGTTCTGGTTTCTCGTAGGCGGCCCTGTGGTGCAGGAACAGCGCCGGGCTGACCGCAAGGCCAAGACCAAAGCGAAGCGTTCCCAGATGCGCCTATTTGGCAAGGTGGCCGCATGATGGAAACCCGTGAGGCCCCGAACAACATTGAGGCAGAGCAGGCCTATCTTGGCGCACTGTTCCTCAACAACGAGGTGCTATATCGGGCCGAGTTCCTGACCGGTGGCCACTTTTATGAGCCGTTGCATCGTAGGATTTTCGATACCGCCTCCGAATTGATCAGGATGGGCAAAGTGGCGAATCCCGTCACCGTCAAGCAGTTCCTGCCGGCGGATGAAAAGCTGGGAGACATGACCGTCGGCCAGTATCTGGTCAGGCTGGTGACAGAAGCCGTGAACGTCATCCTGGCGGCAGACTATGCGCGAACGATCGTCGACCTCGCCACGCGCCGCCGGTTGATCTCTATCGGCGAAACCATGATCGACGCCGCATATGATGCCCCGGTCGATGTCTCCCCGGCCGCCATCGGCGACAAGGCCTCAGATGACATAGCAGAGGCCTGCACTGGCAATCAGGACACGCTGGGCGCGGTCAGCTTCGATGATGCCATGACGGCAGCCATCGACACGGCAAGCGTTGCTTATTCCCAAGACGGGCAGAAGAACGGCGGCATTCCATATCGCGTGCAACCCTTGGAACGGCTCATCGGCCCCTTGTTCGGCGGGCAACTCATCATCCTCGGTGGCGCGACCAAGCAGGGCAAAAGCGCTCTCGTAGGGCAGATCGCCATTGGTGCTGCCCTCGAAGGCTACCCGGTCGATTTCTACTCCGGCGAGATGACACCGCAGGAACTGGCCATGCGCGAGATATCGCGGCGCATCGGCGTTCCGGTGAAGAAGCAGAAGCGCGGCGAGCTCACCGAGAAGCAATTCGAGCAGATGATGGAAGTGCGCACGGCGCTCAAAAACACGCCGATCATGATCCAGGACAAGCGGCTCACTCTGCCGCAGTTGAAGGATCGCTGGCGACGGATGGTGCGCAAGCGCGGTAAGTCTGTCCTCATCCTCGATCACATAGGCCTGCTCGACCGCGACAAGGCAACCTCACGCATGAGCAGCTGGGAGTTCGGCGAGGAAGTCACCCGCGAACTGAAGGCCACGGCGCGCGATCTGGATTGCCCGGTCATAGCCTGCGCGCAGTTGAAGAAAAACACCTTCGCCGACAACACCAAGGGACCGATCACCGAGCGCACGCTCGACCAGATCATCCAGCGCAAGCCGCGGTACGCGGATCTGATCGGGGCAGTCGAGCGGGATTCGGATCACGTCATCATCCCGTTCCGGCCGGAAGTATTCTTGCTTGAGCAGGAGCCAACACCAGGCAGCGACCTCTACGGTGTCTGGGAGTGCAAGGTTAACGAATGGCGCGGCAAGGCCCAGATCGTGCTCGCCCTCTCGCGTGAGATGCATTGGCCGTCGAGCGTCAATGTCGGCTGGGACGGTGCCAGCACCACGTTCTTTGAGATCGGCGGTGCCGGCGAGATGGACGCCTTGCCGGATCGGTTCGCCGAAAATCCGATGAGGCTGTTCTGATGAAAACTCCAAGCGGTCTCCACTGTCCCCGCTGCCAGTCGACGACGCTGCGCATCATGGACACCCGCAAGGTGGATCACACCATCAGGCGCAAGCGGGAGTGTCATCACTGCGGGGCACAGTTCTACACGACAGAGGCCGTGCAGACGGGCAAGAAGGAGGTTGCGGCATGAGCGTCTATACCTGCCCACGTTGCGGCTCGCACGTCACTGAGGCACCCGCAGCCCTGACGGCCTTGCTCGATCAACTGCCTCTGCCTCGCAAAGAGCGCTTGGCGGCAACGGCAATTCTCGACGCCTTTCCCAAGTTTGCGTCGAAGGCCGAATTGGTCTGGCGCATGTGGGATGCCGAAGGCGAGGACTGCGACAAGCCGGAGGAGGTCGTGCAATCGCATGTGTCCAAGCTTCGGTCGAAACTGGCCGGCACGTCATGGACTATCGAGAGCAAGCGTTACCTCGGCTATCGGTTCTCCCAAATCGTCGCGGAGGCAGCATGACCGACGGATTCCTCCCCGAATTTAAGGTGATGCCAGCTAAGGGCGGCGGTTATCTCGCCATGTACCGGCTGTTCGAAGGCAAGCCCTTCGTCATCATTCCTGGCGGATCATGGGACTCGGCAACTAAGGCGCTGAGAGCCGGGAAGGAATACGTGCGGGCGAAGCTGAATCCGCCGATCCGAGCCGAGAAAGCTGAAGCCGACACGCTCGGCCGGACGCAATGGCACATCGAGCGCGCTCAACGCGCGGCTGAGCAGCAGGAGCAAGCGCTGGGCGGCGTCATCGTGAAGGGCAGGGCAGTGAAGGTGGAACGGAGGGCACGCGGATGAAGCGTGATGTCGCCCATTTTGCCAAGGAAGCCGATCTGTGCTCGGCATTCATCGCCGCGCTTCCGGCTGAGTGGACTGCTTATCCCGAAACCGGGGGCTTCGATATCTTGCTGGTGCGGAAATCGGATGGATTCCAGATCGGTGTCGAGGCCAAGTTAAAGCTCAACGCCAAAGTGATCTGCCAAGCGGCAGAGTATGTCGGGCACTACTATGTCGACAGTGAGGGGCCAGACTGCCGCGCCGCACTGATTCCGGAAGGCGTCAGCATCGATTTGGCACCGTTATGCCCTTTGCTCGGCATCACCGTGATCCGTATGCTTGCACCATCGAAATGGCGTCAGGGATACGAATTCAGCCCCTCTCTGCCGAAACCGGATGACGGTTATTGGACCAACCAATGGTTTGAGCGCTGCCCATCGAAGCGGATCACGCTCCCTGATTGGGTGCCCGACGTCGGCGCCGGCCATAGCGCCCCTGTCGCCCTGACGGATTGGAAGGTCCGCGCCATCAAGATCGTGGTGACGCTGGAAAAGCGGGGCTTCGTGACCCGACAGGATTTCGCGTTCTTCAAGGTTTCGATGTCGCGGTGGACGCAAGAACGCTGGCTGGTCAGCAATGGCAACGGCGCCTGGATCGCCGGCCGCCTCCCTGATTTCAGGGCACAGCATCCGGTCAACTATCCCCAGATCGAAGCCGATTTCGAAAAATGGAAGAACCCAACCGTGACGGCCGGCAAGCCGGTTATCGCGAAGCAAGAGGCGTTGTTGTAAAATGTTTGTCGCTACCGCCACCCGTACCATGCAGGGCGCCAAGCAGGTCGTCCAGGATGAGCCGATCAAGCGCACGCCGCGCCGTGATCGTCTCGCCGAGCTCTCGCGCAAATGGCAGGCGGCACGTCAACTGCCTCCTGTCCCGCCGGAGAAGCGCATTCCCAGGACGGAGATGCAGAAGATCATCGACGAGATCGCCCGCCAGCACGGCGTGACCTATGCCGATATCGTTGGCCCGAGCCGGCGGATCAAGATCGTCGAAGCCAGGTACGATGCGATTGCAGCGGTCAAGATCGCGCGACCTGCGATATCGCTTCACCAGCTTGGCCGTTTGTTCAGGCGCGATCACACTTCAGCGCATTCGGCATTGCGGAAACGAGGGCTTTGATGACAATCATGCACGCGATAATCGCCGCCAACGTGTCAGTGGCCGCGTTCAATGTGATTGGGATGATGGTCACGACCATCGGCGGAGAACGCCTGATCCCAAACGGCTCGCTTGTGGATCGCAATTTCGGGCGATGCATCTTAGCCCTAGACGCGCTCGTCTGGGTTTCTGTCTTCGTCTTGGCCATAAAATGACCGATCCGCGCGTCCAAGCCCTGTGCAGCGAGTTCGGGATCGAGGTGATCCCGGCCAATCGCTATCCCGACATCGGGCAGACGCGCGCCGTGGCATCGATCCAGCGCATCATCGAACGGTTCGGCGAGCACCATGCCCGCGCCGTCATGCGCACCCTGGCTGAGACCGCGAACAACAAGGCGCTGCTTGACGAAAGCGGAATATGGGCAGCCTCCGATCTTCTGCGGGCCTATGCTCGCATCTACCAGGAGCGGCCGAGCGATTGGTTCGAGGTCTGGGACGCGGCGCCGGTTGGCGAGCTTCAATTCGTGGCCCAGCAATTGCGCGGCTTCGTCAAGATCAGGCCAGCACTGGCCGGCATGGTGCAGGAGAGGCTATATAAGAGGTTCGGGAAATGGGCCGATCAGCCTGATTTGCTCGATGATAGGAGGACAGCATGAGACCGGCGACGATTGAAGAGATGAAGGCGCTACCTATCGGTCCAGCGTTTGGGACGACTGAGAAGATCATCGATGGGAAGAAGGTCCGCCTACCTGTTGCGCCTCAAATGAAAGCGTCGTTCTTTGGTAACGGCGATCTCATGGGATATACCGACGAAACGGGCATATGGAGCATCGCGCAATATGCTGATGGCACATGGTTCAGGCAAAGGGGACGATGAATGGACATCGGGGAAATCGCAGAACGCTTCATCCGCGCCGCCAAGATAGACCTCAACAGTGGTGGCGAAGCCGGGCCGCGCCGGCTCAAGGCAATGGCATTGCCCTACCTCCACGACCAAGCCGATAAGAACGGCTGGGGCACGGAACGCCTGGCCGAGGAGCGCAAGGAGTTCTGGGAACGCCTCACCAGCCGGCCGACGGCGGCAGACATCAGTGAGGCCGACGAAACGCGATCGTGGCTTACCTCCGTCCCCGATGAGAGCCAGCGTGCATGTCTCTTGGCCTGGGCCGATGCGGCGGCCGGATTCGGCACGTTCAAGGACTGGTGCTTCCGACGCGGCATTCATCCGCAGACCGGGACACGTCGAAAAGATCGCGCCTTGGAGCATATTTTGGCGGTTCTGGTTCGCAGGATATCGCAGCATTGCGAAATGGGCTGGGAACCGGTGTTGATCGACACCCCTGAAATCACCGATATTGACGCCATTCTCGGGAAGCGCGCTTCGGACAAACTTCGCTCATTCGCATGGGCGGCAGACGATGCCTTCCTGCCCTTTCTATCCGATGCCAAGAATGACTTCTCCTGGGCGCAGAAGCGCAACGAAATCCGCCGCCAGCGGGAGCAGCAGCGCAGGAAGCAGGCGGCGTGATGGGCAAGCGCGGTCGTCCGCTTAAGGAGGCGCCTGCTGGCAAGCGGGTGCCTCTTGGTCTTCGGGTCACAGCAGAGATCAAGACCAAGTTGGCAGCGGCAGCAGTCGAGACCAATCGGTCGCAGAGCCAAGAGGCAGAGCTTCGGCTGGAGCGCTCATTCACCAATGACGAGATTATCGCGCGGCTTGATCGGATCGAGGCTCTGCTTCTCCGTTAACGTCCTCCTCGCCATGCTGCTCCTCTCAGCATGCGCATCACAGCAGCCGTGCCAGTTTGATAGGTGGCTGGTGGATCAGAACTGCAGGTAGATGGCCAAGCTCACCAATCTGAAGCCGCGCTTCGGCTCGATGGCACCAAGCCTCAATGCCCTACCACCTGAGACCGACAAGCCCTACGTCCGCACCGGCACCAACCAGTCATGGCGCGCCTGGTACAAGACAAGGCGATGGCAGAAGCTCCGCATGCAGGTGATCACCCGCGATCGCTTCACCTGCAAGAGATGCGGCAAGGTCGAGGTGAAGACCAGCCAACTCGTTTGCGATCATATCAAGCCACATCGAGGCGACGAGCATCTGTTCTGGGACATGCAGAACCTGCAGACCCTGTGTGCAGATCCCTGTCACAACTCGGTGAAGGCGCGCGAGGAAAGTTCGATGCCGGCAGGCGTCTGGTATTGATTGCTAGAGCTTGGCAGCCTTCAGTGCGTCGTTAATGCGGGACTGCCAGCCTGAACCGGTCGCCTTGAACTTGGCTAGGACGTCGGGCTCAAGCCTGATCGATACCACCTGCTTGCCAGTAGAAGGACGACCTCGCTTCGGCTGCCGCGCCCGCATCACTAGCTCGCCGCGGTCGCTCATCACCTCAACAGCGTCACCTAATCGAGCATGCTTTGCCACTTCGCTTGGTTGAGTGGTCCACTTGGCCTCTTTGCGGATCATCGCGCGTCTCCATTCGCGTAATACGAAATCAACTTGTAATACGAAAAGGGCAGAGCAGGCCATAGGGGGGGTAGGTTGGTCTGAAAAACCGACACCCAGGCAGACCGCCTGCGATGTCATTTGCGCAATTTTTTTGCCCGGAAGGCGTTTTCAAGTCATGGCAGGCAATAAAAACAGCGGGCGGCCGCCATTTGAGCCGACTGATGAGGATCGCGAGAAAGTCCGCGTTCTCAAGGCAGGCGGCATGTCGAATGAAGCCATCGCTACGGCGGTCGGCATAGCGGTCCACACTTTGACCAAGCATTTTTCTACCGACCTCGAAGTCGGGGCGGCAAAGATCACCGCTGAAATCATGATGGCGCGGTACAATTCGGCCAAGGCCGGGAATGTCTCGGCGCAAAACAAGGTGCTGGAGATGGCCGGCGCCGTGCGCGCACAGGAGAGCCGGGCGCCGAAAGCCGAGAAGTTGGGCAAGAAAGAAGAGCGCCAGCGCGCCGCGGAAGGCATCAGCGGCAAGTACGCAACGCCTGCTCCGCCGAAATTGGTAGTCTCGAACGGCTGACATGGCCTCCAGGGAGTGGTCGACGGCGTGCCTAGATTGGGAGGAGCGCATCGTCGAGGGTCGATCGCTCATCGCGATGGATCCTCTTTTCCCGGATGAGGCAGAGGCAGCGCTTACAGTCTTCAAGTCGTTGCGGGTGGTCGACATCGCCGGCAGCCCGACCTTCGGCGAATGCTGTGACGGGTGGGTCTTTGATTTCGTCAGGGCCATCTTCGGCGCCTACGACCACAGCACCGCGACGAGGCTGATCGAGGAGTTCTTTCTCCTCATCTCGAAGAAGAACACGAAATCGACCATCGCCGCCGGCATCATGGTGACGGCGCTGATCCGTAACTGGCGCCTGTCGGCCGAACTTCTGATCCTGGCGCCAACGATCGAGATCGCCAAGAACTCATTCGAGCCGGCCCGGGACATGGTGTTGGCAGATGCTGAGCTCGGCGCGCTGCTACATATTCAGGAGAATGTTCGCACGATCACGCATCGCGTCACCAACGCGAAGCTTAAGATCGTCGCGGCTGACACCGAAACCGTCGGCGGAAAGAAAGCGGCCTTCGTCCTCGTCGACGAGCTGTGGATGTTCGGCAAGCGCGACGGCGCCGGGTCTATGCTGCAGGAGGCGACGGGTGGTTTGTCCACCAGGCGCGAAGGCTTCGTCATCTACCTGTCGACGCAGAGCGACGAGCCGCCAAGCGGGATTTTCAAGGAGAAACTGGCGTACTTCCGCGATGTTCGAGATGGGATCATCAAGGATCGGCAGGCGCTGCCGGTGATCTATGAGTTCCCGCCGGCGATGATCGATGCCGAGCAGCATCTTGACCCGCTGAACTTCCACATCACCAACCCGAACCTGGGGCGTTCGGTGCGACAGGATTGGCTCGAGCGGAAGCTCAAGCAGATCATGAGCGGCGAAGGCGAGGAAGGCGAAGACCTTCAAACGTTCCTCGCCAAGCACCTGAACGTTCAGATCGGGCTGCGGAACCGTCGTGACCGTTGGTCTGGCGCCGATTATTGGCCGGCTGCGGCCGAGCCTGGCCTGACGCTGGAGAGCCTTCTGGCGCGCTGCGAGGTCGCGACGATAGGCATCGACGGGGGCGGGCTAGACGACCTTCTCGGCTTCGCGGTCATCGGGCGCGAGAAAGTCACCCGGCAATGGCTGCTCTGGTCGAAAGCCTGGGCTCATCCAGTCGTGCTGAAGCGCCGCAAGGAAATCGCTGAGCAGCTTCGAGATTTTGAAAAAGCCGGGGAGTTGGTGTTCTGCGGCCGACCGACACAAGACCTCGAGGAGGTCGTCGCCCTTTGCTGCCAGGTTCGGGACGCCGGCCTGCTCCCTGAAAAGGAAGGTATCGGCGCCGACAAGCTGGGCCTGCCGGCGCTGGTCGATGCTCTCATCGCCGCCGGGTTCGATACCGATGCCAATGGCGGGACCATCACCGGCATCGGGCAGGGCGGTTTCCTTAACGACGTCATCATCGGTGTCGCGCGGAAACTCTCCGACGGAACGATCAGGCACGCCGGCCTGGCGCTGATGAAGTGGTCAGTCGAGAACGCCAAGGAAATCATGAAGGGTTCGTCCCGGGCCGTGACCAAGCAGGTGTCGGGCGCGGCGAAGATCGATCCCTTCATCGCCATGTTGAACGCTGCAAAGCTCATGAGCCGCAATCCAGAGCCGAAGCGAACCCCGGCCTACCAGATGCTCTTCGTCGGCTGACCAGAGCCTAACAGGACCACTACCATGAACCGAGCCTATTCTATGCTCGACGTTAAGAGCGTCGACGCCGAGAACCGCATTATCCGCGGCACGGCCACCACGCCGACGCCTGATCGCATGGGCGATATCGTCGAGCCACTGGGTGTCGAGTTCAAGAACCCGATGCCGTTGCTCTGGCAGCACCAGTCGGACAAGCCGGTCGGGACGGTCAAGTTCGACAAGCCGACCAAGAACGGCATCACGTTCGTCGCGCAACTCGCGCAGATCGATGAGCCGGGCACGCTGAAGGATCGCATCGACGAAGCCTGGCAGTCGGTCAAGGCCGGTTTGGTCTCGGCCGTCTCGATCGGCTTCCGGGCGCTCGAATACGCCTTCATCGAAGGCACCGGAGGTATCCGCTTCGAGAAGTCCGAAGTGATGGAGCTTTCTCTGGTCACGATCCCGGCAAACGCCGACGCGACCATTTCCCAGATCAAGTCGATCGACACCGCAATCCGCGCCGCGACTGGCATTTCGGATGGTGAAGGTCGGCCTGTCCCTCCCGGCGTCACGGGAAAAGCACCCACGAAACCCGTGAAATTGAAGGCCAAGGAGGCCAGGACGATGAAGAAGACCTATGCGGAGCAGATCTCCGCGTTCGAAGCCACTCGCCAGGCGAAGTCTGCCGAGATGGATGCCATCATGGAAGCTTCGGCGGAATCGGGCGAAACGCTCGATGCCGAGCAGAAGGAAACCTACGACACCCTAACCGCCGAGGTGAAGGAAATCGACGACCATCTCATCCGTCTGCGCGACGCCGAGAAGCGCGCCAAGTCGACGGCCGCTCCCGTGAACGGCAACAACGCCGACGCCGGTTCCGCTTCCCGCGGCGGTCCGACCATCAAGGTGCTCGGTTCGCCGGTGCCGAAGGGCTCCGGCTTCGTTCGCCTGCTCTCGGCCAAATTCATGGCCCGCGAGTACGGCGACCACCCTGCCGAGATCGCCAAGTCCCGCGGATGGGGCGACGATCTGGTCAGCGTGCTGCGCATGCCGCGCGATGTCATCGAGAAGGCGGCCGTCTCCGGCGGCAGCACGACCGATTCTACCTGGGCTGGTCCGCTGGTGGTCTACCAGAACCTTCAGCAGGAGTTCATCGAACTGCTGCGCCCGAAGACCATCATTGGCCGCATCCCCGGCATTCGCCAGGTGCCTTTCAACATCAAGGTGCCGCGCGAGACCGGTGAAACGACCGCCTACTGGGTCGGCCAGGGTTCGCCCAAGCCGGTCAGCAAGGGCGCGCTGGACACCGTGACGCTCGACTTCAACAAGGTTGCGGGCCTGACCTTCATGACGAAGGAACTGCTCCGCTTCTCGGCGCCGAGCGCTGAAACCATGATGATCAACTCGCTGACCAAGGCGATCATCAAGCTCACCGACAACGACTTCCTGGATCCGTCCAAGGCGGTCGCAACCGGTGTGTCGCCGGCTTCCATCACGAACGGCGCGACGTCGATCACGGCAACCGGCACCACCGCCGATGCGTTCCGTGCCGACTTCGCCGATCTGCTGGCAGCCTACACGGCCAACAACTTCTCGTTGGACGATCTGGTCATCGTGATGAGCCAGAGCCAGGCGCTTCGTCTGGGCCTTCTGGTCACCTCGCTCGGCGCCCCGGCGTTCCCCAACATCACCAAGGATGGCGGCTACGTCTACGGCGTCCCGGTCATCACGTCGGAGAACGTCGCCGCCAATGGCGGTTCGCCGGCCGATGGCCGCATCATCGTCGCCCTGGCTGCGAACAGCATCCTGATGGCCGACGATGGCGGTGTCGAGGTCAACATCTCGACCGAGGCGTCGATCCAGACAGACGACTCGCCGGACTCGCCGCAGACCGCTTCGACGACGCTGGTGTCGATGTTCCAGACCAACCAGGTGGCGATCCTCTGCGAGCGCTTCATCACCTGGACCAAGGCCCGCTCCGGCGCCGCGGTCTACATCACCGGCGGCAACTACGGCAACTAACCGACCACCATCAACTCGCCGGGCTTCGGCTCGGCGGGCTTTCTCTTGTGAGGTGACCAATGGTCCAGATGCTTGCGCTTCAAAAGGTCTACGTCTTCAGCCAGCGGAAGGAATACCCGGAAGGGGCGACCTTCAGCATTTCAGACACGCGCGAAGCGGATTCGCTTCGGCTGATGAAGAAGGCGCAGATCGTGCCGGACAAGCCCAAACATGTGGACCTTCCGAAACAGGCGCCTGCGCAGACCAAGCAGGAGGTCGCCGAAGACAACCCAAAAAAGATCGGCGGGCGCGGCCGGACATATCAGCGCCGCGATATGGTGGCGACGGATGGCCCGACTGGCGAGGAGATACCGTTGCCATCATCGCTTCTGGATCCTCAGTCCGAGGAATCGACTTCACCCAACTCAGAGGCCGAGCAAGAATAATCGCCATCAAGCAGAACATGGATCTCTGCCCATGGGCGGATATGGTCTACGGCTGCGATGCCGCATGGTGGGAATTCCGCAAGGGGCTGCCTGAGTTTCAGGGTCTCAAAGTCTGCTATCGGGACAATGGCCTTCAGGGCTATCCCGACATTCGCCGGATCGAGATCAACAAGCGCGAAGAGCGCATCCTCCTCGATCGCAAGGGCCAGACTGGATCCGGCGGCAACAGCGGGTTCCAGGCACTCAACCTGGCGGTCCAGTTCGGCGCCAAGCGGATCCTGCTGGTCGGGCTCGACATGAATCTCGCCGGCGGCGTCCACTGGTACGGGCTGAACGCCTGGAAGGGCGCCAACAACCCGAACCAGAGCAATTTCGGCCGCTGGATCGAGGCCTTCGAAAACGCCGCGCCGGCGCTGAAATCGCTTGGTGTCGAAGTCATCAACTGCTCGCCGGTCTCGGCGATCAAATCCTTTCCTCGCATGTCGCTTGAGGATGCCCTGTGAAACATTCGATCTGGATCGGCTTCGATCCGCGTGAGGCCGCGGCGTTCGCGGTGGCAAAGCATTCAATCAACCGGCACCTGATCACCCCGATACCTGTCCGCGGCTTGGTGCTGACCGATCTGCGAACCGGGGGGCTCTACAATCGGCCTACGAGCCGCAGGGACGGGCGTCTCTGGGACGAGATATCCGAAGCGCCCATGGCGACGGAGTTCGCCTGCTCGCGTTTCCTTGTGCCCAGGCTCGCCGGTTCCGGCTGGGCGCTGTTCATGGACTGCGACATGCTGGTCCGCACCGATCTGCTGAAGCTGTTCTCCCTTGCCGATCCATCCAAAGCCGTCATGGTCGTGAAGCACAACCATCAGCCGCCGGAAGGCGTGAAGATGGATGGCCAGGCCCAGACCAGATATGCCCGCAAGAACTGGTCGAGCGTGGTGCTGTTCAACTGCGATCACCCGGCCAACAAGGCTTTGACGACGGAACTCGTCAACTCGGTCCCCGGGCGAGATCTGCATCGCTTTTGCTGGCTGGAAGACGACCAGATCGGCGAACTTCATTGCCGCTGGAACTGGCTGGTCGGTCATTCCGATCCCATCATCGACCCGGCGATCGTGCATTTCACCGACGGCATTCCGACGATGGCCGGCTATGAGGATTGCGCTTTCGCCGGCGAGTGGAGGGCCGAGCTCGAACGCTGGGCGGCCTGAATGGGACTCGGCGACCAGCTCATGGCGTCCGGCATGGCGCGCGGCGCTCATGCCCGCGGCAAAGCCATCGCCTTCGGAGATGGTGTGAAAATCCGCTGGGATCAACACTCCCATGAGGTTTTCAAATGGAACCCGAATATCGCGGCGCCGGGCAGGGAGCGCGATTCCTGCGTCGAGTGGATCGACTATTACAAGGGCCATCGCCTGTATAACAGGCAGGAGGGCGACCGCTGGGTCTGGAACCTCGATTTCCATGCGACCCCGGGTGAAGTGTTCCTCGATGATATCGAGCGCAAGAACGGCGAGCGCTACGGCTCAGGCTTCGTCCTGATCGAGCCGCAGAGCGCGCCATGGAAATCGGTGGCAGCCAACAAGGACTGGGGACGGGCCAAGTATCAGGAAGTCGCCTCCCGATTGAAGAAGGCGGGCTTTCCTGTTGGGCAGTTCATTTCGGACAAGGGATCGCCGCCGCTTCAAGGCGTTACGCCGATCAGGACGGCATCGTTCAGGGATGCGGTGTCGATCCTGGCGAACGCGGCGATCTATATCGGCTCCGAGGGTGGGCTGCATCATGCGGCGGCCGCGGTCGGCATCCCGGCCGTGGTGCTATTCGGCGGGTTCATTCCGCCATCCGTGACCGGCTACGCCGCGCACGCGAACCTGACCGGGGGTGCCGACGCCTGTGGCTCTCTGAAGCCCTGTCCGCACTGCAGGAAGGCGATGGAGGCAATCTCCGTCGAGGAAGTCGTCGAAGAAGCATTGGAAAGGCTCTGAATGGACAAGCATAAGCCGGTTGGCGCTTCCTACACCGTGCAGCGCCGCGTCGCCGGTTATCACGACGTTAGAATGGACGGGATTTCTGATCTCATCCTCCGGGCCAGGGACATGCGGGTTTTCGATATCGGCTGCAATCGCGGCCTGGTCGGGCTGGAGTTCGCGCAGAACGGCGCGAAGGCTGTCCATGGGTGCGACAAATTCGAAGAAGGCATCAACACGGCCAGGGAAGTGTTCGCCGACCTCCGCTATGTCGAGAGCCGCTTCGAGGTGGTCGACCTGACCGGCGGGCCGAAGTCGCTCGAGAAGTTCACCGAGCGTTACGACATCACGCTTTGCCTGGCGACCTATCACAAGCTTAAGCGCGTCATGCCATCGTCGGAATTGACGGCGCTGATGCAGCATTTCGGCCGCTGGACGAAGCTCTATTTCGGCTGGCGGGGGACTTCCGACAAGCCTGACGAGAACGATGAGGAGATCGCGAATCTCGACCGCGATCTGAAGCCGGTCGGTCTCGTCCGCGTCCACACCTCATACATCTCCAAGGAGCTTGGCGTTGCCGCGATATGGAGCCGCATATGACCATCATGCAGGTTGACGCCGAGATCGACGGGCTTGCCGAGCTTTTCGCCGATGAAGGCGTACGTTCTTTTCTTGAAATCGGGTCGAAATTCGGCGGCTCGCTCTACCGCATTGCCAAGCGTCTCCCAGTCGGATCGCGCATTGTCTCGGTCGACCTCCCGCGCGGCACCAAGGCATGGCCGCAAAGCGAGGCCGAGCTCAAGGCCACGATCCAGAAGCTGCAGATACAAGGCTATGACGCTCATCTGATCTGGGGTGACAGCACCGCGGCCGATGTGATTGCGAAGGTGGGGAACCTTGGACCGTTCGACGCCTGCTTTATCGATGCCAACCATACCCTCCCGTATCTGCAGAAGGATTGGGCCAACTATGGCCCGATGTGTCGCATCGTCGCCTTCCACGACATAGCTTGGAAGCGGGCGCCGGAGTGGTCCGAGGGCATTCGCATCGACGCCGGCCCGTTCTGGAAGGACCTGAAGGCCGGCTATCGCCATCAGGAATTCAAGTCCTGCCCGACCGGCAAGAACAACGGCATCGGTGTTCTGTGGCGCGAAGACTCGAACATCGTCCAGATCGACGGCAAGACACAATTCATGCCGCATGACCAGAATGGTGAGCCTGCCTTCCTCGGCGACGGTGGAACGAACCCGCGTTTTGATTGGGCGTCTGTGCGCTGATGGCGCGACTGATCGTCTCGACGTGGGTCTGGGGCTCGAAATACGGGCCTGATTATGTCGAGAAACTACGCGCCGGCGTTGCCCGGCATCTGAAGCTTCATCATGAATTCCGCGTCTTCACGCCGCCGCCGCTTGATGAGTATCTGACCAAGGAGAAGGGCTGTTTTGCCAGGCTTCGAGCCTTCGACCCGGAATGGCAGGCATCACAAGGCATCCGCCCCGGCGATCGCATCGTCTGCATGGACCTCGACCTGATCATCACCGGGCCGCTGGACGACCTGTTCGACCGGCCGGAGCCTTTCGTGATCCTGCAGGGCGCCAACGCCGTCAACCCGTGCCCGTTCAACGGCTCGCTTTGGATGATTGAGGCAGGATATCGGCCGGATGTCTGGGGCGAGTTCTCGCTGGAACTGGCGGCCAAGGTGCTGTTTCATGAGTTCCCCGATGATCAGGCGTGGATGGCCGACATGATCCCGGATGCCGCTGGCTGGCAGTGTGGGCAGGAGAGCGGCGTCTATGCGTTCCAGAAGCGCGGTTGGCCGAAGGGCGAGGCTTTGCCGAAGGACGCCAGGATAGTCTGCTTCCCGGGTTGGCGCGATCCGTCTCAATATGTCCGGCTGGACTGGGTGAAAGAGCACTGGCGCGCATGATCCATCAACTCGCCTTTGTCGAAGACGCGTTGATCGGTACCGAGGTCTTTGTCTGGCAGTTTGCCAGTGTGATCCGGAGCTCCAGCATTGGAAATGGGACCAGCATCGGCCCGTACACCAAGGTCGACGGCGCGCTGATCGGGCACAACTGCCGGATCGAGGATCACTGCTCGATCAACCCGGGGACGGTCATCGGCGATGGCGTTTTCGTCGGCCCGGGCGTTCGGTTCTGCAACGACCTATGGCCTTCGGTCGACAAGGAAGGGTTCGAAACGCCGACCCGGCCGACGGTCATTGTCGAGGATGACGTATCGATCGGTGCCAATGCGATCATCCTCCCCGGCATTCGGATCGGGAAGGGCGCGCTCGTGGCCGCAGGAGCCCGCGTAGAGCGTTCGATCGCCCCTGGCGTCGTGTACCGCCGGACCGAATGGTCCGCGCTGCAGAGGCCGCAGGACTGGCAGAAAAGGCGCATGAGGTATGTGGCTTGATCACCGTCGCAACGATGCTCTGGGATGCCAACGAGCATTCCAGGGACTTCTCGCGGGGCTATGACGAGGCCTGGGTCGAGAAGCTTTATCGGGGATTTTATCGAAACCTGACGCAGCCGTTCCGATTTGTCTGCTTCTCGGATCGACCGCGCGAATATCGGGAACAGATCGACCAGATGCCATTTAGCCGGCAGGGAAAGCCGGACTATGGATTCTGCATCGAACCGTTCACCCTGAACGAGCCGTGCATCATCGTCGGGCTCGACACCATCATCACAGGCAACATCGATCATCTGGCCGACTGGTGCATGACGGCAGACCAGATCGCGCTGCCGAATCCTTACGGCAAGGAAGCGTGCAACGGCGTTGTGCTCTGCCCGGCGGGGAAGCGGGGCATCTTCGACGACTGGCGCGGCGAGAACGATATGGAATGGCTTCGCCAGCAGCCGCATGAGATGATCGACAAGCTCTGGACGGGCGAGGTCGTGAGCTATAAGGCGCATGTTCGCGGCAAGGGATTGGGTAAGGCGCGGATCGTGTATTTCCACGGCGTGCCGAAGCCTGATGCCATCAACGAACCTTGGGTGAAGGAGCATTGGGTATGATCAGATGGTTCCGATCACTCTTCGCGTGGCGCGTCGCATTTGTTGCCGGCGCCAACACCTATTTTGAAAACGCCGTCACCGGCAGAAGACGCTACGTTTCGAACGGTCTCTATGGTCCGATCGACAGAAAATGGCTTGCCGGTCGCGGCGAGGGCGAATGATCGATCCCAAGACCGTCGCCTTCTTCGTTCCGTCCGAACTCAAAGCTTTCAAACTCAAGCTTTTCAATCGCATCGGCGAAACCATCCAAAGGGCCGGCGGCAGGGTCATTCGCGGCGATTGGCGGTCGCTCGACAGGCTGCCGGCCGATATCGTTCCGGTGGTCGGTTGCTCGCCCTATCTCAAGCCGCTGATCGCCAAATGGCGCGAGACTGGCCGCAGGTGGATATATTGGGACCGCGGCTATGCTCGACGCGTGTTCGCGACCGATCTGCCAACCGGAGAGAATGGCGGGTTCTATCGCTGGCATGTCGGCGGATTTCAGCTTCAGGCGGTCCGCGACGTTCCCGATGATCGCTGGGCCGCGCTGAAAACCGATGTCTGGCCGTGGCAGCGCACCGGCCGCCACATCGTCGTCGCCGAGCCGAGCGAGACCTATGAGCGCTTTCACGGCATCGAGGGCTGGACGGCGCGCACCGTCAAGCGGCTGAACGAACTGACCGATCGGCCGCTCCTGATCCGCAACAAGGAAATGCAGCGCTTCGGCCGGAAATTGCATGAGGATCTGAAGGGCGCGCACTGCCTGGTTACGCATGGCTCGAATGCCGCCGTCGAGGCGGTGATCATGGGATGCCCGGTGTTCGTCCATCAGGACAGCGCGGCCGCTCTGGTCGGGCGCTGCGACCTGTCGAGAATTGATGAGCCGATCTATCCCGACCGGCAGCCCTGGCTCAATGCGCTGGCCTATTCGCAGTTCAATGAAACCGAGCTCGTCGACGGAACTCTCTGGAAGATGATCGCCTGATGAAACTCCCATTCGGACTGACAGTCTTGCGCCAAAAGGCGGCCGTGCCGTCGAGCGCTGTTGCCGTGGCCGAAAACCGCGGCTGGTTCCGCATCCTGGAGAGCTTCACCGGAGCCTGGCAGCGCAACATCACGGTCGATTTCAACACCGTGCTTTCCTACCATGCGGTCTATGCCTGCATGACGCTGATCGCTTCGGACATCTCGAAGCTCTGCGTCGAGCTCGTCCAGGAAGATGAAAACGGCATCTGGACCGAGGTGGATAGCCCAGCCTATTCCCCCGTCCTGCGCAAGCCGAACCGCTACCAGAACCGCATCCAGTTCTGGGAAACCTACGTGCTGTCCAAGCTGATGCGCGGGAACACCTATGTCCTGAAGCAGCGCGACGGCCGCGGCGTGGTCACGGCGCTCTATGTGCTCGATCCGAACCGGGTCAAGGTGCTCGTCGCCGACGACGGGTCGGTCTGGTATCAGCTCAATATGGACAATATCTCCGGCATCAGGGAGCCGATCGACGTCCCGGCCAGCGAGATCATCCACGATCGCTTCAACTGCCTTTTCCACCCGCTTGTCGGCACCTCGCCGATCTTCGCGGCAGGCGTTGCTGCGACCCAAGGCCTCAATATCCAGAACAATTCGGCCACCTTCTTTGGCAACAGGTCTCAACCCGGCGGTGTGCTGACGGCGCCCGGTTCCATCGGCGACGAGACCGCGGCGCGCCTGAAAGAGGCATGGGACACGAAGTTCACCGGCGATAATGCCGGCAAGGTCGCGGTGCTTGGCGATGGGCTGACCTTCGAAAAGCTCACCATGACCGCCGAGGAATCGCAGCTCATCGACCAGTTGAAGTGGACGGCCGAGGTCGTCTGCTCAGTGTTCCATGTGCCGCCCTACAAGATCGGCATCGGCGACATGCCGACCTATTCGAACGTCCAAAGCTTGAACATCGAATATTATTCCCAGTGCCTGCAGTCCCTTATCGAGTCGGCCGAGCTCTGCCTGGATGAAGGTTTGGGTATTGGCGAAGGGGTCGTTGTCAATGGCAAGACCTACGGCACCGAGTTCGATATCGACAATCTGCTCCGCATGGACTCGGTGACCCAGATGCAGGTCCTCAAGGAATCTGCCGGCGTCGCCAAGATTGATGAAATGCGCAAACGGATCAATCTGCCGAAGACGGACGGCGGGGATGCGGTCTACTTGCAGCAGCAGAATTATAGCCTAGCAGCCCTCGCCAAGCGCGATGCCAAGGATGATCCGTTCGCCACGTCGAAGACGCCGGTCGCCCCGACGCCGGCCGATACGCAAGTAGCGAACGACAACGCCACGGCAGCGGCGGCCAAGGACGCCCTGCTCGAGATATGGAAAGGCCTCGGCTGATGTTCGACGGAAAAGCGTTCGGCGCGGAGATCGTCGGCATAGTTAAAGGCCACGTCGAGCGCAGCCTTGCGCCGCTGTCTGCGCGGCTGGACGCATTGGAAAAGGCGCTGGCAAATCTGCCTATCCCGAAGGACGGCACTTCCGTCACACTGGACGATGTGACGCCGATGATCAGGTCTGCCATCGATGATGCGGTCGCTGACATCCCGGGGGCGATCTCGCGGGCCATCGAAGATGAAATCGCCAAGCTGCCGCCGGCAGAGAAGGGCAAGGACGCGGATCCTGAGCTGGTGGCCTCTCTGGTCAAGGAAGAGGCTGAACGCGTCCTGGCTGGCTGGGAAAGGCCGAAGGACGGCAAGGACGGCGCACCCGGGGAGAAGGGCACCGATGGTGCGCCTGGCCGCGACGGCGCGGATGGAAAAGATGGGCTGGACGGCAAGGACGGCTTACCCGGCCTCAACGGCAAGGACGGCATCGACGCGATGGACGTCGTGGTCGACCGTGAGGGCCAATTGGTCTTCACCATGTCTGACGGCCGCATGAAGAATGTCGGCCTGGTCGTCGGCAAGGATGGCGATCCGGGCCGCGATGGGGCGAACGGCGCCGACGGCAAGGATGGTTTGGACGGCATCGGCTTTGATGATCTCGATCTTGTCGAGAATGACGCTGGCGTGTTCCTCCGCTGCGTCCGCGGCGAGAACATTAAGGAATGGCGCCTGCCGGTCATCCGATATCGCGGCGTCTTCAAGGAAGATGGTGAGTATGCCGCCGGCGACACCGTGACCTTCGGAGGATCGCTGTGGCATTGCGACCGAGATGGGGTGAAAGGGGTCAAGCCTGACAGCTTGTATGCCGAAGAAAAGGTCTGGACGCTTTGCGCTAAGAAGGGCCGCGATGGCAAGGATGGCATCATGAAGCCGGCGCCGAAGCCCGGCCCGGTAAAGGTGTCCTGACATGTTCATGCTGGTCACCGTCGATCAGGTCCGCTCGGCCCTGAAACTGGACAGCGGCGAGAGCGATACCATCATCGCCCTTTATATCTCGGCGGCTTCGAGGACGGTCGTTCGCTATCTGAAGGGGCAGGCTGGCACGCTGCTCACCATCGACAGCCCGCCGAACTCGCCGCCTGACGACCTCTCCGCGGTTCCCGAGGATATCCAGATGGCGACGATCCTCCTGACCGGGCACTTCTACAACAACCCGGATGGCGATCCTGATCATGATTGGGAGCAGGGCTATCTGCCGCGCCCAGTGACGGCGCTGTTGTATCCTCTTCGCGATCCGGCGGTGGCGTGATGGCTGTCCGCGGCGACAAGGCCACGGCGCAGGCACTGCGGGCACTCTCGCAGCAGGTTGCTGTTCCGATCGCAACAAGCTCTCGTTTCGCCCTGCAGCCCACGCTGAAGACTGCCAAGTCGAACGCCAGGAACATCGAGGAGAAAGAGCGTACCAACACGCTCGCGAACTCGCTCGTCATCAAGCAGAAGGCGCGGACGTCGAAGCTCAATCCGACATTCCAGGTTGGACCGGACTCCAGCGTCGAGGAGCAGACCAAGTACGGCCTCCGCCGGCCGGTGAAATACGCCCATCTGCTCGAGTTCGGCACCGCGCCGCACTACCAGCCGGGCAGGGGCGTCGTGCATCCGGGTTCCCGCGCAGAGCCTTTCCTCACTCCTGCCTATTTCGCAACCCGCGATCAGGTGGTGAAGCGGTTCGGCGACAAGATCGGGCCAGAGATGGAAAAGCGCGCGGCGAAGCTGGCCGCGAAGCAGGCAAAAACGACTAAGTGAATTCGTGCCGGCAGAACCGGCATATCCTGGCATCAACTTTCACCATCTCGGCGCAATCGGGGCAGGTCTTTTCGAAGATCGGCCCATTGGTTGGCCGCGCCTCATCCGTTGCGGAAATGCTCAAGGCGACGTGAGTTTGCCGAAGGTCTTTCGATGCCAGCAACAAGATCCCGCCGAGAAGCGGCGTAGCAATCAGGGACAGCAGGAACCAAGGCATGCCCCGTCGACCGCGCCAATTCTGCGCGGCAATGCCAACGATGAAACTCAGGCCGAGATAGATAGCGATCAGCATGGTCAAAACCGGCGAGCTCGACAGGCAGGTGCAGCTTCAAAGCTACACCACGTCGACCAACGACTACAATGAAGACGTCCAGGCGTGGACGACCTACGCTACGGTCTGGGCAAAGATGGAGTTCCATCAGTCGAAGGAAGACGAGGGATCAGGCCGGCAATATGCGCAGATGGACCTGTATTTCACGATCCGCTGGCGCACCGATCTGGCTCCTGATCATCAACTGGTTTTCGAGGGCAAGACCTATCGCATCATCGGCCGGCCGCGTGAGATCGATCGCCGCCGCTTCCTGAAAATCCAAGCGAGCCTCGTCGAATGAGCGCGGTTTCCCTGACCATCAACGCGCTGCTGGCGCAGGCAGGTGTTACCGCAGTCACGTCGACGCGGGTCAAGCCGTTCCCGCTCCCGCAGGGTCTTGCGCTTCCGGCCATTGCCGTTGCGATGTCATCCGAGACTGAAGAGCAGTTGCTCGCTGGCGCCTCGCAATATCCCGAGACGTCGGTTCAGGTCCAGTGCATCGCCACCAAGGCGAGCGAGGCAATCGATCTGGGCGAGGCAGTCAAGAACGCGCTTCGCGACAGGCTCTACACCTCATCGGATTCGCCGCCGGTCGTCGCCTCGTTCCAGAAGGATGGCGTCGACTTCACCGACTTCGCTGACGATCTCTCGACACACCGCCGCGTGATGGCCTTCTCCATCCGCTGGCGCTGACATTCCCGCAGGGGGATAGCCGTCTTTTGCCCTTCGGCAAGGCGTCACCGCAAAAGGAACTGATATGACCCAAACCACCGGTATGACCGGGATCGGTGCCGCACTTAAAATGGGCGATGCCGGCTCTCCCGAAACTTTCACCGCCATCGGCAACACGACCTCTTTCGGGATCGAGCAGCAGGCCGATCAGATCGATGCGACCCACCTGCAGTCAACCTCTGGCTTCCGCGAATACAAACAGGGCTTCAAGTCGGCCACTACTCCGTTCGAGGGTCACTTCGATCCCGACAATGCGTCACAAGATCCAAGCACCGGCTTGCTGAAGGCTTACGCCGACGGAACTGCCCGAAACTTCAAGGCTGACTTCTCGGCAGCGGATAATGGCGGGGCCGGCAAGCCGACCACCAACCCGGTCTGTTCTTTCACGGGCGTCATCACCCAACTGACCGTCAATGTGGCTGAGGGGATGGTGACCTGGCAAGGCCAGATCAGCTACTCCTCGGCGCCGACGTGGGGTGCTACTTGATGCCGAATAAGTTCCTTGCCGAAGTTGAGGCGGAAGAGTTCGGGACGGATTACACGATCCGTCTCGACATGGACGGCATGGCCAGGCTGGAGACAGAGTTCGGCGAGTTCGATTTCGCCCACAAGCTCAACTATGGGCTGGCTCTTCTATCGGCCAAATACCTCCAGGCCTTCCTCGCCGTTGCGCTACGCGATGCGGCCGGCAATGTCGTGAAGACCTACGATATGCCTCTTCCGCTCGATGGTGTGGGCAAGAAGTGCCTCGATGCGTTCTCGCTGTTTCGATACGGCAAGGATCACGAGACCTGGGCCGCCGAAGCCGCAAAGGCGGTGAAGAAGGCAGGCACCGAAAACCCTATGAAGGGCACGAAAGCCTGACAGAGTTCCTCCTGTCTGCCGCTGTTCGTGCCGGGATTTCGGAACGCGACTTCTGGAAGATGACAGCGGCCAATGTGGTCAACTGCCTCAACGCGGTCGTGGTCAGCCGAAGCGAGGAAATGAGCATCCTCGCCTATCGGACGGCGCTCTTCACCCGCACCAAACACTTCCCGAAAAACGAAACAGATCTGCTGAACAAGGCAAAGCCGAAAAAGGCTGAACCCAAGCGGCAAAGCATCGAGGACCAGTTAGCCATGGCGAAATTCGTCACCGTTGCCCTGGGCGGGACGGTTCATTAATGGCAGCGACCGTCGGCTCGATCTCGATCGACCTCTCCACCAATGCCGCGAAGTTCGCGTCTGGCTTCAAGTCAGCCGCATCCACGGTCGAGAGTCAGTCCGCGCGCATGGCGAAGAGCGTTGCCGCGGTCGAGACCGGCGTCAACAAGATCGGCGGCACGCTGAAGACGTTCCTTGGCGGTCTGGCGGCCGGCGCTGGGCTGGCTGGGCTTGCTTCCCTCGGCGGGGCATTCGACAAGCTGAAGGAAACCATCTCGCAATTCGATGAAATCGCGACGAACGCGAACACAGTCGGACTGAAGACAGACACCTATCAGGCGCTGGCCTTTTCCGCGAAGCAGGCGAACATCAGCCAGGAATCCTTCAACGCAGCCCTAAGCATTTTTGCCAAGAATGCAGGCCTCGCGGAAAAGGGGACAGGGGCGCTCTTTGCGGGTCTCAAACAACTTAACCCAGCCCTTCTGCAATCCATCCTGAACACTCAGGATCAGGAGGAGCGCCTAAAGCTCGTTTCCGACGCGCTTGCGAACACGACCGACGCCACACAGAAGGCGGCTCTTGCCGCAGTGGTATTCGGTAAGGGCGGCGTCGAGATGTCTCGCTTCCTTGACCAGGGGCGCGCCTCGATTGAGGCAATGAAAAAGTCAGCCCGCGATATGGGCCTGATCATCCCCGACGAGCTTCTGAAAAAGGGCGGGAAGCTTGATGACCAGTTGGACGTGCTGTCGACGGTAATCAGCGTCCAGCTCAGCCAAGCTCTCATCAAGTTGGCGCCGCTCCTTATTGGCGCCACCACAGGATTCGCCGAGTTCTCCAAGGAGATCAACACAAGCGCCGGCGCCATCGATAATTTCATCAACAATCCCAACCTGCAGAATTTTGGCAAGATAGTCGGTCCCGGCCTGCTGAATGATGCCGCCCAAGGTATCAGCAAGGCGCTTGATGGCGCATCAGGCTCTGCCGACGGGGCAGCCGCAAAGATTCAGGCCGACATTCTTGAGACAGAGAAGATACTCGCAGATCTTCAGGCCCAAGCCAGAGTCGGCATAGATGTCGAGTCTCAGACGCAGCGCGCGCAGGACGACCTTGAGTTTCTCAAGAAGAAGCTTGCCGAGGTACAGGCCGCCGGAGTGACGGCCGCGAATGAGATCAGGGCTGCGTTCGCTCAGTCATTTCGCGAATCCGAAAACGCTTCCATGACGGCGCTGGCCAATTACTATAATAACCAACCCTTGCCGATGGTCACTCACTATGGCGGCCAAAACGGCACCACGACCGGAAACATTATTGATCGCACGCCGCGCGCCGAGTTCACCACCGAGAACGGCGTAGGAGTGCGGCGGTATGGTGGTCCGGCGAGCGACCCGGCCAATTTCCCGGCCTCGCTGGTCGATGATACAGGGCAAACGGCCGACAATACCAAAAGCACAGCGGATAACATCAATCATCTAAACCAGAGTACCAGCGGCTATTTCCGCGACCTCGGCAATACGGTTGAAAATGGCGCTGTCACAGTCAGCCATTCGGTCAGCACGCTCGCCGACCTTATCGGAAACGAATTTGGACAGTTGCCGAGCTATCTCATCGCCGCTTTGTCGCAAAATGGCAGCGCCATCACGACGGGACAGGGGCCGGAACATCTCTTCGGCCCGAACTACGATCCGCAGCACGGCTCTTACACGATGATCCAGACGGCCAGGTCGATCGGGCATTATCATCTGCCCTCCTATGCCGATGACGGATCGTCGAACGTCAGCGCGACAGTTCAGCAGCCTGGGACAAACTACACGCTGAATTACACGGCGGCGCCCGGCGATAGCATCGAGACGACCAAGCAGAAGGCCCGCGCCGCCTTCTATGCCATGGTCAATGCGGCGGAGAGTGCATGATGGTTGATACCGTCGCGATCAACAACAAATTCGCCCTCAACATGAAGATGGGGCCAACGTTCCAGACCACCATCACGCCGCTTTCTGGGGGCTATGAGGATCGCAATCAGGACTGGCAGATCGCGCTCTGGCGCTATGACTGCGAGTTCCAGAACCGCGACCTGTCCGAGATGCGGGCTTTCATGGCGCATTTCCTCGGTCGCCGCGGCCGGGCCAACACCTTTCCCCTTCGCGATCCTCTGGACAATTCGCTGACCGACCAGAACATCGGTACCGGCGACGGATCAACGGCCGCGTTCCAGATCAGGAAAACGTATACCGATACCGATCGGCCCTATTTCCGCATCATCACGATCGTCTCGAATTTGGTCGTGAAGGTGAACGGTGTCACCAAGACGAATGCCGTTCACTACAACGAGGCCAACGGTCTGGTCACGTTCACGGGCGGCAATATCCCCACGGCCGGCCAGGCGATAACCGTCTCCTGCGATTTCCTGATCCGCGTTCGCTATGACGTCGACTATAATCCCCTGACGCTGCCGATCGGGCCGGACACGGCAACTCCATTCGCCTCTGCCTCATTCACGCTGATGGAAGTCCTTCGGTGAGAATCACATCGTCTGCACTGAAGGCGGCAATGTCGGCGACGCCGCATACGCTTGGCTGGCTGGGCCAGTTCGAGTTCAAGGACGGAACGACAATCCGTGTCTCGGCGACAGGCAACGATGCCTCGTTCAACAGCCAGACCTGGACCGCCGATAAAAGCTTCAAGGGATCGACACTCAAGTTCTCCGGCGATGGAACTGTCCCTGATGGCGAGGTCACGGCGCCGACCGCGATTTCCGATGCCTATGGCGTGGAGGATGTATACGCTGGCACCTTCGAGGGCATGCAGATCACGCTGTTCCTGATCAGCTTCGATAGCCCATCGGACGGAGGTATGCAGCTCGGGCCATATGAAGTCTCGGAAATCAATTATGATGACCGCGGCAAGATCGCTACCTTCGAGGTGCGCGGGGTCCTGCAAAAGGCCAAGACGATCACGGTCGAGGAGTTGTCCGTCTCATGCCGTTCCGACCTCGGGGACCAGCGCCCAGGCTTCTGCAATCTCCCTCTCTACCCCGATGATGTCGCTCGATCCACCGCCTATGCCGTCGGTGACTATGTGCGCGTTCCCGATTCCGGGGACTACCATAATCGCATGTTCCAATGCACCACAGCCGGGACGACCGCGGGGTCTGCTCCCTCTTATAATTATACCGTAGCGGCAACGACGACGGACGGAACTGCGGTTTTCACCGCAGCCGAAGCATGGGTCCGATCAGGCACTGTCGCCACACGTGCCAATGATGGCGATTTTACTGCCACACTCACCGAGACCCGGGCCGATACGATCAATAGCCCCGATGACGAATGGTTCAACGGCGGCGTGGTCAAATGGACGTCCGGTCTCAACGCGGACAATGGCGCCTCATATAACCAGGTGCGCCAATATTCCCATTCGACCAAGCGTATCCAGATTTGGGGTACTGCCCGATGGACGGTCCAGGTCGGCGACACGTTCGAGATAACGCCCGGCTGCGACAAGACATTCGCCATGTGCAAGGACAGGTTCGCAAACACCATAAATTTCCGTGGAGAGCATTTGTTACCGGGTCGTGACTTTCTCGCCGGAGCCGGAACCTAAATGGCCTACGGAATATATAACGGCCACAAAGCCACTATCCATCTTCCAGGGTACGGCGATACCGCGCCGTCGGTTCCTGAAGCGTCTCCTATCCAAACGACGCTCCCGACGTCCGCCTATGGGCAAACGATCCCAGTTGTGTGGGGAAAGGCCCGCGTTCCCGGTGCCTATATCTGGGTTCCGCCGATCATCACGATAACCTCCTCTCATCAAGAATATTGGGATACGATCACAACCACAAACAGTCCCATGTCGTGTCGGCTGCGCTTCGCGCGTCCGCTTGTTCCAAATTCGACGTGGATTCTTCGCCGGCTCTGGTCAAACGGGACGCTCGTCTATGATGCGAGCCAGAATTATCGGAAGAAGGGGCTCAATTTCCGTTTCTATGACGGGAAGAGCACGCAAGGCCGCGATCCCACCATGACGAGAGAGGAGGGGACGAACAACGTCTCCGCGCATCGTGGCTACATTGATATCGTTCTTACGGACTTCGACATCCAGGGGTATGGATCGCCTCCCGTCTTTGAAGCGGAAGTGATCCAGGATGGCGCCTCAACCCATGTCTATGAGGATTTCCTGACCTATAGCGGCAGCGTGAGCTTTGGGAAGTTGCTGCCGATTTGGGATCAGAACAAACTTCTCGCTCTCGATTCTGGCGATCTGACGATCCAGCTCTACAGCCTCCCAGGCGCGAGGCAATATTTTTCCTTCAGCATTCACGAATCGTTTCTGAATTATTTCCAGAGCTTCCGGTACAGCCATGCGCTCGATCGCATTGTGCTTTTCACGAGCTTCGCCGGCAATGACTTCAACGGTCGCTCTTACGACGGCACGACCGGCGAATTAAGAACAGTGACATCGAGCACGACTGGTCGGGTCAATGGTAACTGCCTTGTTGACATGGGCCAGAACGCCTTGCTGATCTCGTTCACTGCCTCGGCAGGAGTTTATGTCTTCAAGCTCATAACAGTAGACGACGTGACGGATGAAATATCCCTGGTCTTCGACAGCGGCGCGAACTGGCTGGGCTACAGCGCGATGCAATGCGCCACCCTGGGCGAAGTTCGAGCAAGCGAATTCGATATCTATTTCTGTGCTGACGCTGATCTTTTGAAGGCAACATTCTTTTCGACCGGCCTTCTCAAGGCTCAGGTCGTGCTGGCGTCATTTTCCGATGATCTCTATTACGCCGTCTACGATGGTGGCGATGTGGTGGTCTGGACTGATGCCGCTACTGTCAAACGAGTCGATGGTGACACCGGATCGGTAGCGTTCACGAAGTCGGTTCCATACCAGATTCCAGCATCGTCGAATGACATACTCAATGCCAGGTCGTTGCTCGATCCCGACCTTCAGAACCTGACCGAGGAACTCTATTTTGCCTCTGGATCAAACTCATATTTCACTGATCTTGGCACCGGCGTTACGCGCACTGTGGCCGGTAGAACCGCCAGTTTGAATGGGGCGTATGTCTATGATGGAGCGACCAACACAGTCATCTTAAAAGGCGCCGGATCAGAACCTGATCGGATTAGATTTGTGGCGGGCGATGGCGATTCCAGGCTTCTCGCAGACTTCCTGGAGGATCTGATGGTCTATGGCGGTGGATACGATCCATCCGATATCGTCACGGAGAACATCGACGATGCGATTCAAGGAGCGGTAGTCGACATCACCGCCGGCGCTCGCGACGTTGCACGGGCGGTCATCGAGCCCTATTCAATTGCTATGTTCGAGCGCTGATCGATGGCCATCATCTTCAAGCGCGCGCTGACCGATGCCAGCTTCGCCGTCGATCAATCGATATCTTCAGCGGGCGACATCATCGATTCGAACGGTCAGGCGATCAAGGCCAAGAAATATAATCCTGAGGAGTTCATCGCTCGGTATGGCATTAACTATCGGGATCCAGACGCGATCTATCAGACAAGGGCTCAATGGGGAGAAATCCCCGCCCTGCCGCTTCCTGTGGCCCCCGCGGATCAGTCCGTAAATGCCAACATTCCGATCATCATAGATGCGGATACCGTAAAGACGCTGGCCACCCAGAAGGTCAACCGCCTGGCGCTGGAAAGGCACGAAATACAGCTATCGCTCCGGGCAAAATTCGGTGATGTTGAACCTGAAGACATTCTCCAGTTTACCTTCGCAAACAGATTGATCACGGCGCGGGTCAAGGAGATCACACTTCGACCAGACTATATGATCGATGTGGTCTGCACCGAGTTCCTATCCAGCGTTTCCGTGTCGATCTCTGGCTCGTCAGGCAGGCCTACCGAACCACAACCGGTCGGGACACCGGATAGCGCCTACTATCACCTCGACATCCCCTTGATGAATGATGCCGACGATCTTGGGGGGGCAGGCTTCGTTCAATATCATGTCCTGGCTTCGGCCGGACAACCATACTGGAGTGGCGCAACTCTCTTCAGGAAGGACGCCACCGGGCTGTATCAGCCGGTTTCCGGCCAAGTGACCGACGGGCTCGTTTGCATTGCTCTCTCTGCTCTTCCGGATACCGACAATCCCTATGTGACCGAATTTGATCGGTCTTTGACGGTGGCGCTTTTCTCCGGCGACGCGAGCTTGCTCACTTCCGCGACTTATCTCGAGGTGATGAACGGCGCCAATATGTTCGCGATCGGCCAGCCTGGCAGATGGGAAATTTGCCACGTCATGGACATCACGAGCAACGGTGACGGAACCTACACTTTCGAGGGGTTCAGGAGAGGCCGAAAGCAGTCAGAGGAATATACGGGGCTTCATGCGACCGGCGATTTAATCGTCTGGTTGGCGGGGGAGAATGTCCAGAACATCACTTACGCCATCGCTGCGCTGGATGATGAGTTCACGTACAAAGCGGTAGGCAACGGCGACAGCATCAACGTCGCGTCCGCCGTGCAGCGCACTGTCACCGGAGAGGCAGAGAAAATACCGAAGCCCTGTCAACTACAGGCGGTGAAGAACGGATCCGACATCGATCTTTCTTGGGTTCGCCGATCGCGCATCGGTTCTTATTGGGCCGACGATGGAGGGTATGAAGCCCCCCTGGGCGAGAGCCTCGAGCAGTACGTGATCAGGATCAAGAGCGGTCCCGGTGGAACAGTCCTTCGCACGTTCACCGTCAATGATGCAACCACCAAGAAATACTTGGCAGCCGATATAGCGACCGATTTCGGCGGGATGCCGGCCCAGATCACTTTCGACGCTCGCCAGGTTTCTGGTACCGGCGTGATCAGCCCGACGCGAGAAGCGACCATCGATCTTTAAGGAGGCCGCATGGCCAACGACTTGAACATCCAGACCATCGCCGATGGTCAGGCCGATGGCCAATGGCAGACGAGCAACGATGCCGACGCGGCTATCGCCAACGCGCTCTCTGACCTTTATGGATCCGGCATCGATTTTTCGGCTGGCAATGTCACCCTGAGTTCAACGCAGTACCGATCCGCGATGGTGTTCAAGCCGAGCGCCGCCCTTTCGGCTGCGAGAACTCTGGTCCTGCCCGCGGTCAAGCGGCCGTTCATCTTCCACAATACCGATGCGACGTACACCGTCACGCTGAAGAAAACCGACGGCGCCTCGCCCGAAACCGCTACCACCATTTCCGTTGCCGCCGGCCAAATCTTCTACGGTTATACCGATGGAACCTCTACCGGCCTTTTCGGGGCGGTGATTGCGGCAGCCGGGAGCAGCACATCGGTCGCATACGACTTGCCGCTATCTTTCCCTGGAACGCCGACGGCAGGTCAGTTGATGGGAAAATTGATGGTGGTGCGAGACATCGCGCTTCCGGCCAACTTTTCAGGCTCCTACGGACACGTCGGGACAAATCCGGCGGCGACATTCGCAATCGATGTGAAGGACAACGGTTCGTCGATCGGCACGATCTCGATATCCACCGGTGGCGTGTTCACCTTCACGACATCAAGCGGAACGGCCAAGACCATCTCGGCGGGGCACAGGCTCGAGTTCTACGCGCCGGCGAACTCTCCAGCCGACAGTTCGATCGCCAATATAGCGGCCACGCTTAAAGGCACTGCCTGATGCTGCTGTCGACAGGAAGTCTATATGGCCCTGGGCAATTGGCGATATCCGGATCGCCCACACTCTCGGCGACAGAAGATGCGGTTTATGGTGCCTTCACAGTATCCGGACGAGGTGGCAACCCTCCGTACTCTTATTCGCTTCAAGGAAGTTGGCCGGCTGGCATTTCCGTAAATTCGAGCTCTGGCCTTGTTTCCGGCACGCCTACCCTGGCTGGGACATATCCAGGCCTTTCCGTTCGCGTGACTGACAGCCTGATGAATACCGCCGATCTCAGCAGCTTCACCATCACCGTATCCGAAGCCGCCGACACGATCCAATCGGCGATTCCAAGTTATCTGGCCAATAGCGACGGTCCAAGACAGTCGGCGCTGCTCGGCATCTACATCAACGAGGCCTGATCGATGACTCTCCGCTATGTGCGATCCGGTGCCGGTGGCGCCGCGACTGGTGCCGATTGGGCGAATGCTTATCTGACGCTTGCCGCAGCCATGACTGCGTCGGCCGCCGGCGACACGATCTACGTCTCGGAAGACCACGCGGAATCGAGCGCCAGCGCACAGACCATGGCCTCGCCCGGCACTGCGGCAGCGCCCGTGCTGGTGACTTGCGTCAATCACTCCGGGTCTGTTCCGCCCGTATCGGCTGATCTTCGGACCACTGCTACGGTATCGACGACCGGCGGTAATGCCATTGGGTTCACCGGTGATTTTTGCGAATATGAAGGCATCACCTTCACGAGTGGCAATACATCGACCAACGCGACGATGTCGATCCTGACGAATGCAGTCAACAAATCGATCAGGTTCAAAAATTGCGCCTTGCGGCTCGGCAACACTAATTCTAGCTCCTTCATCCAGATGTCATCGTCATCCGCAGGCGGATCGTCGATAGAGCTGGACAACACGACGGTTCAGTTCGGAAATGCCAGCCAGAGCATAAATCTTGTCGGCGATCTAATCTGGAAAAATACGCCGTCGGCCATCACAGGCGCGACTCTCCCCACCACGCTGTTCACTTTCAGCAATGCTCGCGGCGCTAGCGCCGACCTACGAGGTGTCGATGTCAGCGCGCTTGGCTCGGGCAAGACGATCTTCGGCGCGATATCAGGTCTCATCGCCCTGCAGGCGTCGATGATAGATTGTAAGATCGACAGCGCCGTTACCCTTTGCGGTACTCCGCTGGGCAAGGGCTCCGGTGGATTGGACTATACCCGCGTCGACTCCGGCGGGACTAACTACAAGCATGGTCGCATCCGCTTCGCTGGAACCCAGACAGAAGAGGCTACGATCGTGCGCACTGGCGGTGCCAGCGATGGCACGACGACGATCTCGTGGAAGATCGTCACGACGGCAAACTGCAACCAATACGTGCCCTATGAAAGCCTGCCGATCGCCATCTGGAATGATACGGTCGGCTCCTCAGTCACGGCTACCGTTCAAGGCATCTGGGGCGGTGGCGCCGTGCCGAACAACGATGACATCTGGGGCGAGGTCGAATATCTCGGTGCCTCTGGATCGCCGCTGGCATCGTTCGTCAATAACGGCAAAGCCGATAGCCTAGCCTCAAATGCCGGGCTCTCGGCTGGCTCCGGAACATGGGGCGGTAGCACGACAAAATTCCAGTTGGCCGTGACATTCACCCCGCAGCAGAAGGGCTGGATATTCTTCCGGGTGAGGGCGGCAAAGGCCTCGTCGACCTTCTATATCGATCCAAAGATAACGCTCACATAAAAAGGGAACCGACGCTAACGCCGGCTCCCTTCGAAGTTGGCATGGGTGAAGCTCAGACCACAACCAACATCACACGCGCTCCGGGGTTCGAAGCGCGATGAACGAAATCAAGCGCCGGTATGGTCCGTGCAACCTGTGCCCAAGGCCGTGCACAGCGTGCTCCAGGCATCGGTGACATACCAGCCGACGCCGACGATGAAGGTGATCGTGGCAGCGGTGATGAGACCGATGAGGATCGAATATTCGACCATGGCGGCGCCGTCCTCATCGTCGCGGAACTTCTTCAGAATGTTCTTCATGTGTGAACCCCTATTACCCAAGTTACCCGGGACAGAGGTGCCCCTGTAGGTAGCTCATCCCCCTTGTCCCGAAGGCAATCCTGTTCCCGCCATGCCGCTAGAGTCAAAGGAAAATTAGCAATTTGTTAACCGCGATGATCTCGGTGGAGATACTTGCTCGCGGATAAGTTGCTGAATTTTCGCTGGAATTTGGCCGGTTAACCCTGCCGTCAATAGACCGAAAGCGGTAGCGCCGAAGGTCTGAACGCCGTTTCCAACAATATATCGGAGTATACACGCCATGGAACTGTCCCTGGGCTGCACCCGCATGCTTATCGATGAATGCAAGGCGCAAGGCCTGCTGCGCAACCAGTGCGCCTATGTGCTGGCGACGGCGTTCTGGGAGACCGCGCACACCATGCGGCCCGTTGTCGAGGCCTATTGGCTCCCGGAATCATGGCGCCAGCGCAACCTGCGTTATTACCCCTGGTATGGCCGCGGCTTCGTGCAACTGACCTGGGAGAAGAATTACCAGCGCGCCGAGAGCGAGCTCGGCGTCGCCGTTCACCAGAACCCGCAGCTCGCGCTTGATCCTGGCGTCGCGGCCAAGATCGCCGTCACCGGCATGCGGGAAGGCTGGTTTACCGGCCGCGATCTGAACGACTTCATCGACCTGCAGCATTCCGATTTCGTCAACGCTCGCCGGATCATCAACGGCACCGATCGCGCGCAGGAGATCGCCGTGCTTGCCGAGCACTATGACGATGACCTCAAAGCGGAATGGATCGACTGATGAACCCGCGCAGCGCGGCGCGCAATGCGTTCCGCTCATCCTGGACGATGCGCCGGCGGATCATCATCGCCGTGCTCGTCTGGTGCGGCGTGATGGTCACCTATCTGTCGATCCTCGGCCGGCCGATCCAGCTTTCCGAGACCGCGGTGAACGGGCTTCTGCTGCTCATGGCCTCCGTGATTGGTTCCTACGTCTTCGGCGCCGTCTGGGACGATAAGGGCGGGCTGTCGAACATCGGCGGCGGTATGGGCGGGGGGATCTCGACCGAGGTCTATCAAGCCCGCAGCACCGTCATGCCGTCTGAAATGCCGACCGGGCCGGCTATGCCCGAACCGCCGGAGGATCACCGCTGATGGAAGGCCGAATAGAACTCGCTATGGCCATCTGGGTATCCGTGCGGCCTTTTGCATTGGCTTCTGCCGCTGGAGCGCTGATCGGTCTGTTCATCGTTTCATTGGTGTGGGCATGATGGCTGCTTTGGCCGCATGGGCTCTGGGAAGCCCGCTAGGCCGCGCTGTGAGCGGCGTGGTGCTTTGCATCGCCATCTTCCTCGGCGCGCGCCTGTGGCTCTCCTGGCACGACAGCAACGTGCGTCACGATGCTTTGGTCGGCTATGTCCAGCAATCGAAGGCCGATGCCGCTGAGGCCAAGCTTGCCGAAGTCCAGCGCCAGGTCGCCGCCGGCCAGATCGTGATCGCCTCCTATCAGGAAATCCTAAAGAACGCCCGGGCAAAGGATGCCGAAGATGACGCCAAGTTCGCCAAGGAGCGGAAGGACTTCGAGGCTTTGCTCGTCGCCGCTGGCCGCAGTTGCAATCTCGATGCTGGTGATCTGCAGTGGTTGCAGCACTAGCGCGCAACTGAAGAAGGCGTCCACCGACAAGGGCATCGCCGCGGCGCGCGTTACGCTGCCTCCGCTGCCTGATGATTGCAGGGCTTGGGAACCGCACGCCGTGATCAATGTTGGCGATGAGGTCAGGTCGATCCTAAAGGCGGAGCGCCGGCAGCTCGATCGGGCCAATGCTCGAGTAAGGCGATGCGCGGCAAACTATGACGCCACCGCGAAGGCGCTCCAATGAAACCCTGGCTCTACACGATGATCGCGTTCGGCGCCGTCTGCCTCGTCGTCATCGCACTGAAGATCACCTGAAAGGAGAACGACCATGCTTGAAACTGTCATCATGATGCTCATTTACATCGCGATCCTCGCCCTGGTTTTCTACCTTGTCATTTACGTACTTGGCGTGATCGGCGTGCAGCTTCCGCCGAAGGTGGTGCAGATCATCTGGTTGATCTTCGCGCTCATAGTGCTCCTGTATCTCGTGCGTCTTGTGCTCGGCGGCGGGTTTGCGCTGCCCGGGGTCCGCTGAGAAATTTCACGGCAGCAGTGCATGGGCATGGGGCAATGAAGAATGGCGGATGACATGGCAAACGGCGACGAGAACGCGCGATCCTATTCCGATGCGGTACAAGCCGCCCTCGGCGAGCGCGTCACCAACATGGGCCGGCGCATCAACGATGTCGAAGTCGAGATGCGCGCCGGGTTCAGCCAGCTCAGCAATTCGCTCAGCGCGTCGACGAACGAAACACGGCAGTCGATCTCCGCTCTGGCCGCAAACCTGGCCGAGCGCAACAAGACGCAATGGCCGGTGATTTTCTTGGCCATCGGCGTGGCGTCGAGCGTTCTCGGCTATTTCGTCACCCAGGCGCTGACGCCCATCCGCGATGCCAACCTCGATATGAAGGCCGCCATCATCGACACGCAGAAGAACATCCAGGCGCTGGCGATGAACACGGTCTCGCGACAGGAAATGGACTGGCGGTCGGATAGGGGCTCCGAAGACCGGAAGCGGACGGACGATTCCATCATCACGCTACGCGAGAGCACCGTCTCCCGCAACGAGTGGATGGAGCGGAATCTCTCCAGGGATCACGACATCGAGAATATCCGCGCCGACGCGGTTCGCGACGTCGCCAATCTCCAGCGCCAGCTTGATCAACAGCGGTCGGATTTCCAGGCGTTCTCGAGTTCGCTTGGAAACGGCCGCGACCTCATCATCGATATGAAGAACGAACAGGGCAGGTTGCGCGACCAGATTTCGGCCCTGACCGCGAAGGTGGCGGCGGAGCAGGCTATCCAACCGCGCTGATCCTCCCAAGCATCGATCCAGGGCGCTGCGGCCCGCGTGTTCCTTCGGGGGATGCGCGGGCCTTTTCGTGCGTCTGGGGTCACGCTATATCCGCTCGCATGAGCAAGAAAACCCTGTATCGCGTATCCATCCGTCAGGTCGACAAAGAAGGCCGCATAACCTGGCATGGCGTCCTGACCACAGAGGACCACGAGAAAGCCAACGAGACCATGGCTATGCTGAAAGGCGATCCAGAGGTCAGGGTGAAGCTGGAAGCCATCGTGCCGGGCAGGGGCTATGAGGAGATCATCCCGCCGGGCAGGGGCGACCTGTGAGCACCGTCCAGGAGCGCATCGATCGCGGTGAGCGCATCATGGCGCACTGCAACGAGCCGACATGCTACAGCCCAAGCCGCGAGCTCGATCTCGAGGCGCTGAAGGCCAAGCTCGGGCCGGAGCATGGTGCGATGCACGATAGTCTGGCACCAAAGCTGCGATGCTCCGTCTGCGGCTCCAAGAACGTCGGCATCACCATTCATGTGGACCAGCGGCCGACTGGCGATCTGTCGAGCCCGTTCAAGCGTTGCTAAGCGTACCACTTGCCCAGATCATTGAATGCCTTCACGATGTCCTCGTAGCCGAGCGCAGTCAGCATCTCGCAAAGGAGGCCATCTGCCTCAATATGCGACGATTCCCAATCGTCGTCTTCATCCTTAAGCTCTCGAAGCCGCGCCAGAACGCGGTCGGCAGTCTCGCGTGTCGTTGCCATTCCATATCTCCTACCAGTGAATTTCTAAAATTTCCATCCATCCCAGCATTGCCACACCAGCCCCTACAAGCAAGTAGAGCCAGAGCAGGGAGATCGTGCGGCGAGCGCGACGCTGGATCATGCGGTTCGAACCCCCGGCAATGGTCGCGGCGGGCGCGTCTCCCAAAACGGTTTCTTCAAATCCTTCGAGGAAAACCAGATAGCCGTTTCCGTTCCATCGTCATGATAGAAGATCAGGAACCAGCGGTTCTTGTCCATGTGCTCCAGATGAGCGCCGCGTGACGCGACGATCTCATCGAGCCGGCCGTCCACGAAGTCTACCCGGTCAACGATCTCGCTCATGCATCTTCTCCTTGGTGCGGTAAGCTATTCCGCCAGGCGCCTGATTGCGCACGGCCTCAGCTATCTCTTCCGCAATGAAATCGGCTGGACAACCCGAATATAGCGCTGCTTCATACGCGATCTTCGCATCCCGCTCTTTCTGCGCTAGGCGCTCGGATAGGAGCGCTTGGGCGATGATCTCGGTCAGGTGATCCGCATCGCGCGAAGACTTCAGCGAGCGATGAACGTCTGCGGCCTTGTCCAGCAGTTCCTCCGGCACGTCCATTAGCTGCGCTCCTTCAGGGCGGCGGCTACTGCTGCGCCGTACTCGGTCAAGGTCGTCTCGTAGCTGTCCCATAGCCTACCGTTGAAATAGTGCTGATAGGGCCGACGCTGCACCATCCCGAGCCGCGATAGGTCGGACAGGACATCGAGCGGCCTGTCTTGGGTTTCTTGGGCGGCCTCCTCAATCAGCAATCGCAGCGCGCGCTTTTGCTTCTTCGTCATCTCCGGCACGTCCATGTGTTTACTCCTCTGTGGGGGAAGGGGGCTCGGGAAGCGGCTGCCAGTGTGTTGGCGACATGTGATAGCCATGATCTGAGCGCCACGTTCTGTCCCTGGTCTCCCAGCAGCTATCTCCCGGCTTCCAAGAGCGGTACGAGATCACGCATTGCAACTTGCCGCGCACCGCCAGTATTTCAGTTCCATCCATCGGCGCAGTCTCAATTTTCCGCCAGTCGCTCATCCTATTCTCCTGTCGCTATTGCCGGCGAGGGGGATCAGCGCCGGAACATGACGCTGCCTATCCGCGAAAAATCCGTGGAGTTGGCTGATGATCGCCCGCAAGCCATTGATATTCAACAACTGCGAATTCCCTTGGTAAGGGAGAGGTCGAGAGTTCAATCCTCTCTCGCAGCACCAGTTTCCCGAAACGCCGAATTGGGTCTTTACGGGGATTGCGCCGGCTCAGTTGGTGACATGCGACAGCCGCAGGCCGGCTTCGTCCGGGGCCTCGGCCATGCCTTCCTCCGCGAAGCGGAACATGTCCTCGAAATCCAGCTCATGTTCGAAGACGACGCCGCCGACGCTGATCGCAAGCACGTCCTTGTCGCCTTTCGGCGCGAAATAGATTTCGCCGACCGCGCCGCGAACGCGCTCGCCGATGTCCTTGGCGTCCTGTTCGCTCGCGCCCGGAAGGAAGACGCCGAACATCGAGGTCCCGATCCGGCCGATCAGATCGTCCTTGCGCACCGACGATCGGATGGCCGATGCGATCAGCCGCAGGGCCTCGTCGCCCCATTCGAGACCGAAACGCAGGTTGATCGACGCCAGATGCTCCGGATGGACGACCAGGAAGGCGCCGGAGCGCGGACCGGCGGGTCTCGCCGCCCTCCTGTCGACCATCGAGGTGAACACCTTGCCATTCAGGCAGCCCGTCAGCTGGTCGTAGGTGCCGGATTTGGTGAGTTCCTGCCGGTAACGGCGGATCTCGATCTGTTGCCAGCCGATCAGCGCGAACAGCGGCAGGCTGATAGCGACCGGCACGGCGATCGCCGTAACGGCCCCGCGGGCGAACGGCGTCAGGCTGTCGCTGAACATCAGCAGGTAGTTCAACCCGAGCGAAAGACCGACGCAGCCGGCGGTGCCAAGCACGGCCAGCCAGAAAACCTGCGTCCATGTCCGAAACGGCGCGGTCGGCGTTCTCGTGATCACTGGCCAATCTCCTGTTCGACGCATCGGCTTACAGGAGGTCCGTTACGATTTCGGTGTCAGGCAAGCGTACAATTTGATGCAAAGTCGGCATCTTCTCCATGCGGCGCGCGGAATCCGGCACCCGCCAGCGGCTTCCACGTTCGACCTGCCCGGCCGTTGGCGCAGTTCACGGTTTCTTAGAATCGCCGAACCGAGCTGACCATTCTGCTTTCACGCAATTCCGGGGCGGAATCGACCACGAGATTCCAGCGATCGCGCTATCGCGGTGGGCCGAAAATACCCATCCTGGCGTCTCTCGCCACAGCTTCGGCCTTGCCGTAGATGCCGGTGGGAGCGGCCATCGCCCAGCCGTTGGAAACCAGCCAGGCGCCGACATCCTGCTTGCCGAGCGCGCAGGGCGCGGCGACGGCGAAGCGGTCGGCGTCCGGCGGCAGCAGGCATTTGAGCGCCCGGCCGCGCAGCCACACGTTGAAGGCGGCTCGCGCGCGCTGGCCGCAGGGCCAGGCGGTGTGGTCGATCGTGCAGGTCTGGTTGGGATCTATGTCCACCGTCCCGCTGATGGCCACCGTACGTCCCATGGCTTCGAAGACGGTCGAGGATGTCGCGACCGGGCGAAAGAGCAGCGTCTCGCGCCAGTCCCGTGGCATCGGCGTCTTTGGCCGTGGCGCGAGCCCGAGTTCGCCGAGCGGAGGGCGCGGCTCGATGCGCTCGATCCCGGAAGGGTCGAGCGGTGGCGGAGCAATGAGATCTTCGGCGATCTTGCGTGCCGGCTCGCCAGGCCGCGTGTCTTGAACCGGGGCCCGGGAGACCTGCCCAAGGTCGACGGCGTCCTGAACCGGCATGCCCGAAGGTGGGTCGGGCGGCAGCCAGCGCCTGCCCTCGGCGATCAGCAGCACGCCGGCAAGCAGCCCGAGACCGCCGAGCATCGGCGCCAGCAGCGGCCGGCTGGGCGGCTTCGCCTGGCTCAC